CTTTTTTTCTAAGACATTCCACAGCTTGGAAAAGTCAATATATCCGTTTGCACCATAATTCGCCATGCGTCACACCTCTTTTCTTTTTATATATGATAATAGATTTTTCACACCATGTCAACGTCTATTCTCATGTATCATATTGCACAATAAACTGCTGTTTTGTGTCGTCTATTTTCGTGTATTGTGTCAATTGTATTATAATCTATTATCGTGTACTATTAGTATATCAAATGAAACACGAAAGCGAGGAAAACAACATGACAAAATTTAAAATTGATAACAACAAAATTTATAGCACTTCTACACTTTGTGAAAAAACAGATATTTTTGAAATCGTGGAAAAAATCCCGGTTGGATTTTTCATATGGAATATCGGCGAAAACATGGGAACGCATGAATATATTCCAGTTTGCGAAGATTTACACCCGGAAGATAAAGAAAATTACGAGATCAACACGGCAACACTTAAAGCCGTAAAAGTTACACCGGACGAATGGAAAAAACTTGATAAAGCGGCATCTTGGGGAGTTGGAAACCTTGAACAAGCAGAAAAAGCATTAAAAAGCAAGCGCAAAGGCTATACAGCAGACAGAAAAAGAGCCGCGGCAGAACTCACAATTGAAATTTTCCGCAGAATTTGCGAATAGTCGAAACCGCCACCCGGCGGTCTGCAGGAACTGCCCCACCTGCACTGATGAGACAGGGCAAAAGAAAGGATGGTTGATTATATGACAAAAGCGGAACTACTGAAAGAATTTGACAGATTGGAAAAGGAAAAAGGAGTGCACATTGATGGAATTTATTACAATAGCAAGAAAAGCACCATAGAAAACGCTATAGAATGCCTAAAATGCCCGGATGAACTTTTAAACAAGTATTTAACCGTTGTAAGCCTCAAATACCCAAATAGCGGGCGCGTGATTACTGAAAACGGAGATTTTAAGCGGCACAGCCACAACAGATTGTATGTATTTAATACGGCGCGCATGATTTTAGCAAATTAAGCAAGGCTGGCTTTCCCGGGGTTCGATTCCCCGGCTTGCTTTTACCCGGAACAACCGGAAAATTGAAACATGGAGGTAAAACAGGATGAAAAAAGAAAACAAAGAGATCTTGCGCACATACAGAAGATTGTTGCGCGAATTTGACAAATCAGAAACGTATACAGAGTGGATAAAAAGACGGTGCAAGGTTCTTGCAGAAGCTCCGCTTTGCGTATCTGCTAGAACATTTCACAAGCTTGTAAAAAGCATATGCTTATAGGGCGGTACCATTCCGCCCTTTTTCGCGTGTTGGCTTTGTTGCAGGCAATAGCACATTGACAAGTATATATGCGGTTGTGCGCGATTATTTAGCCTTATGCAGCCACAAATACGCGTAGGCATGGCATAGCTTGACAAGCGCAACAAATGCGCATACAATGGAATATAAGCATATTCTAACGGCACAAGTACGCCCACGCATGGCGCGATCGTTCCAAGGCTTTGCAGGATCAGCCGGAAGCGGTTCGATCTGTGCACGCTCGCGGTCAACCATCTATAGTTGTATGAATTTTCACGCAATTCTGCCTGCTACAAGATGTATGATTCGGTTGACAGTCTTAAGGATGTGTTGAGTGAGAGACTGTATAACGACATTAGCGATAAGATAAGGGATGGCATTTGCGACGTTCAAGAAGCAGCTTTTATTGCAGGATTCGCGTGTTGCGCAAAGTTTCTTACAAATGGCAAAACAGACTTGTTACCAAACGAGTAATATATTTATCCGGCGGCGATTCAAACCGCCGGATTTATTTTTGTTGTAGCGCAACGATGTTTTCTTTTGTAAAGTTTATTGACCGCGCCACATAATCACTTTTCCCCAACTCTTCTATCAGCTTCTCTCTCGTCATTTCCGGATTTGTCCGGCGCACATACTGCAAGAGTTCTGTAATTTTATCCATCATGCAACCTCCATAATTTTTAGCAATAATCTGTCTGCGATTTTAAACACTTCTCTTCCGTATGTAGCCAAGAAGTCTGCTACGATTTCCTCGGTGCCAATATCCATGTATACATTATACGAAAGACAGAACGCATGACATAATTCGTGACATAGCACTTTGTCTAAAAATCCACCGAGCAGATCATCCGCGATATAGATTGTTTGCGTGTTCCGGTCTGTCATACCTACAGTCCTGCTACCATCGCTACGCATTAGCATAGGGTTCTGACGCGATATTTTGACTATTTCCCACGTTTTATTATTAATCTTGAACATCTTTATCACCTCAAAAAGAAAGGGGCGAAATCGCCCCAATTCTTACATTTTAGTTACCAACGCGGTCAGTTTACGTTTTGTCAAATCTTTCTCTTCTGGTGACATTCCTGCGATCAGTTCCGTCACATCCTCGGAAAGAGACTTCATGTACTTTTCGAGTTCCTTCATTTTGGCATCCTTGTCCGCAGTAGAATCGCCATGATGCATCTCCTTGGTCTCAATATAACTTCTTCTGTTTACTCCGGCGCGTCCTTCTCTCACATCGTGCATATCAGCTTTCATTCCATCATCATGCATTGGCTCGGTAAAGAACATTCTACCAAGCATAGCGCGGTCAAGGTCTCTCATGCGTTCAGCTTCTGGCATGGATTCCCACTCTCGGTAATCTTCCGGCATCTGGTGATAATATGGAGGTTCTACATATCCTCTGCGTGTTCCGCGCCCTTTCGGTGCAAATCTGCCGTTTGCATAGCGGTAATGGTCGTAATATCTTCTGTCCGGATAATCTTCGTACTGTTCAAGCATACGCATAATATCCTCATTATCTTCAGACTTTTTCATGGCTTCAACAATGTTATAGTCCTTGTCAAAGCATACGATGTTCTTTGCAATTTCCGTCCAATCCTTGAGATCATCAAGGTTTTGTCCCTCAAAATTCTCGATTCCAATGCCGTCAACGTGGGCTTTCACGCAATCCATAATCTGTTTCGCAAACTTATGCATAATATCAAGCCTCCCTTACTGCAATCAAATTACTGTTCTGCACCTCGATAGCCTGTGTAGACGTATTCTGCACGGCTACGGTACTGCAACAGCTGCAAGGCACATCAACGTATGTCTGTGCCGATACATTAAAGAAATTCTCAACTGCCGCTGGCGTTACAATCATCTTTGTTGACTGCAAAGGCTCTCCGTCAACCGCGATTGCAAGCGAAATCTCTCCGACTGTTCCGCCTGTCGGAATCTGAATGTTGCCGGAATACGATACCAAAAATCTAGCCTTGCACTGATTGGTGATACCTCTTAATTTTATAATTCCACTTCCCTGTCTGTGCACAATACATTTACTACCGCAAACCGGTGTTTCTGTAAATGCCACATCTTCGCCGGCGGCAACTGTTTGTAATGCAATTCCTGTTACTTCCATTATTTTTACCTCTCTTTCATAAAATAAGGGCAAACCATACAAGTCTGCCCTTTAAATTTAAGTAATACTGCATAGCAGACATAATCTTTCGAGTTTTCTTTCGAGTGGAACTCAAAAGCACTCATCCGATCAAGATACTTAATTATTTATTTTTTCGTAGCTGCTACTTTTAGCAGCCACATCCTGTATTACATCCGCATCCATATGCATAAGCATTTGGGTTAGGTACGACATATGCCGGAATAGCAGACGGATTTACTGCATTGATAATCTGCTGAGTCTGAGCTGCCATCTGAGTTGTAAGTAGTGCGCTCTGACGATCCTGTGAAGCTGCTCTGCGAAGGTCGCTATTTTCTGCCTGTAAGCTAGAAATCTTTTCGTTGCAGAGATAATCAAGAATAGCGCGAGTTCCGGCATTCTGACTGTCGATAATGTCTCTTGTGTTGGTGTTCATGGTGTTCTGCAATGCGCAAGTGTTCTGTGCCATATTGTAGTTAACACCTTGAATAGCTTCTCTTGTTTCGCAGCAGCAATTAGCAAGCTGAGTCTGTAAAGCATTCTGTCCTTGCATTAATGCAACATTTGTAGTGTTGAATCCCTGCTGAGTCTGATAACCTAAGTTACAGATAGCGTTGTCTACTCCGTGGAATCCGTTCATGATCGCAGTATTCTGCGCATAGAATCCGTCACAGAGTCCATTTGTGATTCCGTCAAGTTTGGAAAGAACTGCCTGGTTGTCAAATCCTCGCTGAATAGCCGAGTCGGTGTAAGCAGAAGCGGTAGAGTTCATTCCTCCGCCGTTGTTGCCCCAGCCTCCGTTACCCCATCCGCCAAAAATTGCGAAAAGAATAATTAAAACCCACCAGCCGTTGCCGTCTCCCCATGCTCCGTCATTTCTGTTGTTTCCTGTCACTGCCGCAATATCGGCAAGTGATGGTGAAGCTGAATTAAACATTTAATTACCTCCATATGTGTTTATTTACAAATGGGATAACCGGTCATTGTGTGCGCACTCCCAAAATGTACTAATTCATGCCAAACTGATTCATAATTCTATTTTTCATTTCATCCGGCGTTGTTCCGCGCTCCCTGCAGATATTCTCGGCAAGCTTCTTAAGACCATCAGAATCTCCGTTCTGCATCATCTGCATAGCATTTTTAGCCATAGGATTATTCATAACTTGGCTATTGCTTGCCATTTGTTGTAAAAGTGCTTGCGGATTTCTTATCGCTTGCATCATCTGGATAGGATTCATAAAATCACGCTCCATTCTTGGACTAATCTTGGACTAAATTTGAACTGCTTTTAGTCCTAGCCGACTTTGTTGTAGTCTTTGCCGGCTCTCCGTTAATAAGTTGACCTATCTTATCCGAAAGTTCATCAAATCTACTCATAATTGCCTTTGTAGCATCGTCAGATAAGCCAATTTTCAATTTTTCTTCCTCATTTTTGGAATTGCTAGTGTTATCTTCCAAAATAGGCTTATAGGCTAAAATACGAGTTCTACCCTCATTTACAATCCACTGTTTTGCGAAGATCTCAGTACCGTCAGCTTTTGGGAAAAAGTACATCCCACCATCCATAGGAACATCCATGCTTCTTACCATCTCAACACTATCAACAATCTTGCCAAGCACATTCATAGGTTGTTGCATGGTCTGTTGCGGTTGTGGCATCTCCTGCGGTTGCTGAAATCGCATCATCGGATTGTACTGATAAGCCGCATAACTCGGGTTCGGGTTATACGTCATATTCGGATTTTGCATCGGATACATCTTTCTCCTCCTCTAACACTTCTTGTATTGCGTGGATCATAGCCGATTGATAAACCAAAGGAACTTTTGATACATCTTCTCGGCTTAATATTTTTTCCAAAACATTGTCTGAAAACATTCCGCATCCCTCCTATGTCTATATTTTTGCATAAAAAAATACGGTCATTCCGCAACAAATCCGCAGAAAAACCGCAATAAAAAAAGACGCTCAATGCGTCCAAACTTCTATAGTAATCATATTCAATTAACTTTTAGCACTTGTACAAGAAACTCCTTTCTCTAGTAAAATCAAGGCTTCCGAGCCTTTTTTGATTACCTTTTGATTACTTTTTGATTACTCTCTTTCCCCTAATCTATAGAAAACCTTGATTTTATGCGGTTTTCCGAAAGCCAATAAGGGGATTCGAACCCTTGCACAAAGCATCAACTTTTCAGTGTTTATGCGGCTTGTAGCGTTTTTACTTTGATTACTTTTGATTACTTTTTTCAAAATAGTAATCAAACGACTAACTTGTTCGTGCTTTGAAGTCTGGTATACTACTTAAAATATCTGACTTTTTCTCGATAGATCTGCGGTTTCTGTGGTAATGTTCCTCTGTAGTTCCTAGGCTTGCGTGCCCCATCTGACCAAGGATCAACCGCTCGTCAATATTGTTGTCAAGAAGGATGGTTCCGTATGTCTTTCGGATCTTATGTGGAGACTTTCGATAGATTCCTAACTTATCGCACAATCTCTGTAATCGCATTCTTACACAATTCGCATTCAAGCGCTCTCCATTTTCTTTAATGAACACAAATTCTTCAAATGGATTCGTTTTTCTGATCCTATCACACAACCACTCGTAGTCCTTTGGGATGATAATTGTTCTTGCCCCAGCTCTCGTCTTTGGGAAATCCTTTATCGCAACCGTATATTTTGCATCGTCCTCTCCACGATACCTTGTTTCGGTTCGCCGAACCTTGACCGTATTACCGTCAAAATCATCATGTTTTAGGCACACAACCTCTCCGATTCTCATTCCGGTCACGAACATTAGAAGTATTGCTATGTTTGATAAATCAAGGTTGCATTCCAAATATTTAATCATAATATCAGTTTCATTCTCGTCAAAAACCTCTTCGTAATCTTCCTTGATCGTTCGTTTGAAATCGGAATCAGATGTATCAAGCTCCTCAAACAATTCTTCAACATTAAAATCAATCAACTTCCGCTTTTTGGCTCGTTTCAGAAACCCTTTGGTTATCCCTTTTAGTCCGGAAAACGCCTTTGCCGTCAAGTTAAACTTCGGAATCTGTTCTTCTAGGAAATCTCCCCATTCATCTTCCGATATTGATTTTATGTGCCTTTTACCCATTTGTTTAAAGTGCCTTTGATAAAAGTTGCGATTCCTTTGGTGCGTTGCATTTCCAATCTTGTTCAGTGCCAACCGCCTGTCGTTCCACTCTTCAAACACTTCATCAATGGTTGGATTTTCTTCTTGAATCTGTAAATAATCGATAACCTCATTTTCAATATCGACCCTATCTTTTTTCTTAAGTAGCTTTCTCCCTTTCTCCTTGCATGGAATATAGGTTCTCCAATACCCATCTTTCCCTTCCCATATATCATATGGGTGTTTCTTTAGTATCTTTTCTCTTTTGTTCATTTCAACTTGTTCTTGCACAAGTGCTATGTCGAGAATACCACTATCAACGGCATATTTCAACAGTTCTTTTTCATCCAATCAAATACCCCCGTTCTTTCTATTTTATCCTTTATATCTCTCACTCTGTACTCTATCGTTCTTAGTGATAGATTTTCTTTTGTGGATATTTGCTTTTGTGAAAAACCACGGCAGAGAAGAGAGAAAATCCTCTCCTCCTCTTCCGTGAAATTGGCATTTTCTTTAATGTATTCAAGTTCTGGCTTAATGAATTTTGTAAATTTCATAAGCCATTTCTCCTTATTTTATTTGTTGATATTTATATGTTTTCAATATTAAAAACATAATAATAATTGATAAAATCTATAAAACTATTGCTGACTCCATATTTCCTTATCAAGAATATATTGTCTGATAAATCTATCTGCGTACTGTGGGTGTATCATTGACCTTGCTGTTTTTTTATCTATACCCAAGGGGTTTTTATTTGTAATATATTGTATTGGCGGCATACTTTCTACTTGTTCCAACGGTTCAAAAACAAGATTGTTTTTAGGATTTAATCCAATAAACCAATACTGAGTGGGCTTCTTGTAATAATCCCCATTCTGTGTCCTATCCCTGTCAATTACACTTGGCTTCAAGCACCAGAAGTTTGTAAGGTAATGTAATCCACTTGTATTCAATGGATTTTCAATTACAATTTGCAAATGACCTCGCTGACAAATTATCACTAATTTATTCAGCTTTTCATAAAACAAATCAAGTTCCTTATGCCGTTTCATTGCCAATTCACATTTTTGCTCAATAGTGTAATTCCTGTACTGATAAGCCGTGCAAGCCAGATGCCTCAATCACTGGTCTGAAAAATAAGTGCAAGGGAAAAATGCAAATATCAAATCATCAGGGCTTATCTTATCAAACAAACTCGGCTCACCTTGATACCCCCTATCAATTTCTTCGAAAAGGTCAGTAACATAGTCGGTTTCGTTAAATTCATTCTGAATATCATAGTCGTAGGCTTCAATTCCATACTTCTTGAAAGCGTTCTTGAATGTTCCTGACTGTTCAAATAAACAATGTACTTTCATACTGTATCTCCTATAAAATCACTTAATCTCATTTGTGCCATTTCGGTATCTAACCTCTGTTTTGACACCTTGTAATAGTATTCGTCAAGCTCAAACCCGACAAATTTATGATTAGTGTTATAGCAAGCTATCAAGCTACTCGCACTGCCTACATGAGTATCAAGTATAATGTCATTAGGCTTTGCATATCTGCTTAATAACCATTCATATAGTGCAATGGGCTTCTGCGTTGGATGTATGCGATTTTCTTTACGCTTCATGTTTTGCTGAAGCATTCCAGCCCACCTATATTTAATTTGCCTTACTGCAGTACTGAACGAAGTCCATGCAAGCTCACAATCAGCAAAATCGTTATCTCCATTATCTTTATCCCAAACAATCCAACAACTACTATCAAACGGCATTTTGCTGATAAAATGATTTGCGCCCCATATAATTTGATTTTTTGAAACTCTAAAAAGTTCATCAAAGTATTTTTCGCTTGGTGGCTTTAAATCCATTCCACTAAAAGCCTTATAATTCTTTGCTCTCGCTAGTTTACCTCTTGTATGGTTTTTATCCCCATTTTCTCCAATTCCATATGGTGGGTCTACAATCGCAAGGTCAAAATATTTGTCGGGAAATTCTTTCATCCCCTGCATACAATCCATGTTGTAATATCCAAAATCTAACATTTTGCGCTCCTTTATATAAAATCACTTATATCCATTTGATTATCCTTTTCAAATACAAGCATTTCATTCTTTGCACGCTCGTAAAAGTTTCTGTCAATCTCGAATCCGTATGCACTTCTGCCAAGTTCTGCGGCGGCTCTTAGCGTGCTACCGCTACCGCAACAAGGGTCAATAACAACATCTCCCTCGTCTGTAAAAATCTCAATCAGCTTTTTAAGGACTGCTACGGGCTTTTGTGCCGGATGAATTTTCGGTATATCTTTTCCGTCTTTCTCCCAAGTAAACCAATTGAAAATCATGTGTCCTGTACCTCTGATATTCTTTCCGTTTTCATCAATTTGCAAGCCGTTTCTGAATTTCTGCAACTTATTTCGGTACAGTACGAGTGCATATTCCGTAGCACCAACGATGCGCATATTCGCTTTAAGTACCTGTGGACTGTAATTTTTACAGAATACAAGCGGTATGTAATTAACAAATCCGTGTTTCTTCGCCGCCGCAATCAATGTTGACAACTGCTCAAATGCGCAAAACACAATCATGCAAGGGCTATTACTACTTCTGCCCCTTGCGATAGGCTTTGTATCTTCTTTTTTCAACATCTTTGAACAGAAATGAAAATATTCATACAGATTGAAATTGAAATCCGAATTGAAGGCCGCCTTTTTCGCAAGTTTGCTCTCACCATTCTTGTTATCTCCACCGTTATACCACATAGGGTTACTGCCATAGAAGTTGTTTCCGACATTATAAGGAACATCAGCTATAATCAACTGTGCTGGCGGTATTGCATATTTCTTGTAATTCTGCATAGAATCACGATAAATCTCACATTTAATCTTCTTTTTATACATTCTAAATCTACCAAAAGGAAACCTCGGTTTTATGTCGCGACAACCTATTCCTTTCTTAGATTTTTCTTAGTTTTTCAAAACTTCTTTCATTGCATTAGCCATATCGCAGATACCCTTGATATAGTTAAATGCACCTATTATATATTCGTCTGAATTTTCTCCATCAACAACGCCTGTTGTGGCAAAGTTGATTAGCCTTAATGCATTGTGATTTATTGCGTTTTCGTCAATCACTATTCTCCAACTCCTTTTCTTTCAAAGCTCTCGCAAGGAACATCAAGTAAACAACCACACTCCTCAATTTCTGTTGTCCCCCAATATGTCTTGTATCTGTAAGAATTTGCACAATTAAAGCAGAAGCTCTTTCCACTATTCATCTTGCAACTTGTCTTCTTATCCTCCAGCTTTTTCCCAAGGCTTTCATTTATTCTTTTGAGTTCTTCTACCTTTTCCTGTAGTTTCTCGCAATCATCATAGAGTTTATTGTATTTCTTCTTGCTTAAAATCTTCACTCTGTTTCGCTCCTTTCAGTTCAAACTTAAATAACACATAATTCCACAATCCGGCATAATCATTGCCACTACTGCTTTAGGCATCTTTGCACATCCTAGCATCTCAACTTAATCAATTATTTATATTTTTTGTAGTTGCATTTACCGTTTCTACAACGGCATTTCCACCCAAAATCGCCCGAACCATTTCTGTGTTAAATAAAATCGGCTTAATTGCCATCTATCCACCTCCATCTAAAATGAAATACTGCAAAATGAATCTGAATGTTGAAATTTTTATCAATCATTTCATGCTGTGTGCTTATCCTAATTGTCGGGAGAATATATACATCTTGTATATCAACCAGAAAGTCAAATCTGTCAAAATTAACCATCTACTCCACCTACTTTCCCATCATGTCCGGAAACTCCTTCCATTCATAGGAAGTGACCTTATCTTTAAGTTCTTTATTCTCCTCTTTCAGTTTCTTATTGTCGGCTCTCAGCTTCGCATTGTCTGTCAAGACTTTCTGCAGCTTACACGTTTTTCTATATTCGCACCGAGAATGAATAGAGTACTCATTGCACATCCGGCATAATTCGATTCTAGTCATCTACACCGCCACCTTTCACAATCTCGATCGCCTTTTCATAGGCTATAAGCATTCCTAATTCCTTTGGTTTATCATTTACAATATCATCAAGTACCCTATTTACTGGTACAAGGCTTTTCAGTTTTTCCAATTGCTCCACAACCTTATCCACATCATATGCGGTCGGTTGTTCATCAATCTTTTTTGCCAACGCATAGAACATATCCTCGCTGTTTCTTTGTGTAAGAAGAATATCCATAAACCATTGTTGATATAATTCTTTTTTCAATTCGTCTGCATCAATCAGTCTCATCGTCCGCCCTCCTGTTCCAATCTTTCACAACATTCTTGACACACTCTTGCTATTATTGCAGCCTCCGCATGATTAAAAGCGCAACTTTTTGCAAGCGTTGTCACAACGCCAATTATTTTTCTTGCATCAACTGTGCTTATTCTGTCGTTCTTGTCAAATTCTTCGACTGTCATAGTTACACCTCCAACAATTTCGGATTGTCAAATTTATTGCCGATAACTTCTGCATTAACCATATTTGTCCAATAGCCTAAATCTTTTCTGTAATTTTTAGTGTACCTCCACGACCAATCTACATAAAATCCGATATGCTCTGCCTTTGTGCTATCAAAGCAGTTTTGATAACTGCCGTATTTGATTTGCGCGCAAGCATCACTAAATACGTCTTTTACAATATCATTCTCCCAGATCAGTTTGCCATTCTTGTCTTTCAAGCCTGTGCATTGGCAGATGGTGGATTTATCAATATCGACACCGTATAAACCGCTAAAGATGTTCCAAACAACCCATTCTCCATCATCAACTCTTTTAGCCTTAAATAAGTATCTATCTTCCATATTCTCTCCTATTCTGCTTCTGATTGAAGCCATTCTAAAATACAATCCTTGCAAGTTTTGTACGGTTTTTGGCATTTAATTCCCATCATAATTTCACATTTGATTACATACCAACTTGCTAACTCTTCATCCGACATATTTCTGATTCTGTCGGCATTGGTCTGCGGCTTTGCCATATTCTTCATACATTCAAGCATCGGCATCCTCACTTTCTGCCAGCTTTGCCATTTTCCAATCGGTTGTATTACTGCAATCCGCGCTCCATGATGTTGCGCCATTTCCCCATGCATACACCGTGTTGTCCTCGTATTTTGCAAAATATCTCTTTCTCCACATTCTTTCTTCGCTATCTCTTACCAAAATCGGCGTATCGACTGCAACCTTGTTCCAATCAACCGGAGTCTCAACGTATTCACTGTTCGCCCACTCCTGCTTCGATACAATGCAATCATCGCGGTCGTAAAAAGCGCAACTCGTGCAACCTTGCACATCTGAGCAAGCACATATTTTTCCGCCCATCAAAGCAAATGTTTCATCTTTTAACGCAACGTCAACAATCTCTTTCGCGTATTTTTCTCTATTTAACATTACACATCCTCCTTATCTAACCCAAATTCATCAATTATTAAGTTTATTCTTTGACCAATTCTTACAACCTCTTGTAGCAATATCCATATGTCTTGATCGTCTGGATATTTTTCGTACAACTTTTCCGTAAGCGTAAATATATTCCCTCTGCTACAAACCTTATATTCATTAGGCTTTGTGCAATTATAGTCCACATTGTATTTGCAATTTTTAAAATTACAAGTCGGCAAATCTACCCTCATATTTACGCCTCCAAATCGCATACAAACTTAATCTCATCCGCCAAACTCTCAGCAATCATCGGTATGGTTAATTGAAACTGCTTGTAATTCGCAAGCGTATCGATATAATCAACAAACTTATCCGAAAACTCCTGCAACTGTCCTCGCGTGAACTTGAACATCTTTTTCAGTGCCGTAAGAGTCAGTGCAAGATAGTTAAACATCGATGCACTAGAAAGCCTGTATGCTTCACGTTCAACACAATGTCCTTTCCATGCATACAACCGCATCAATTGACTTTGCGGCACTCTATTCACGATCGATGTAACATCCAAATCGTATTTTTCCTTAAGCATGAATGCCAAGGACGTTCCTTTCATATTCGAATCGTCAACAGATGCTTCGGAATATGCATTTACGGTTTGTTCAAGCCTTGCCATACGCTTCTGACCAAATCCAAACTTGTCATGCAGGATAATGTAACCAATCACAAGATAATCCTTGTATGACTTGAATACGACCCTCTGTGTATTCCTCGTCTCAAAATCATTCCGACCGATGATAGTTGTATCTTTCTTCGTGAAAAATGTCGGTTTCTTTTTTCTCCTAAGTGCATTACTCATACGATAACCTCCTCTCCGTGTCTGCCTTTGATGCAAGTGTTCCAAAATATACATCCAGGATCACACGTTTTGTTCTTCTCTCCGTAACTGCATTTTCTTCCGCTACCATAATCTGTAGGTGGAGTTTTAAATTTCTTATATGCTTTCGGATCTCTGTGCTCCGGTTTGGAATCTTGATAGTTCCGCATATCTTCAGATAATTGAATCCGAGATATCTCAAACCTCTTTTCCATACTACTTCTGTGCTTCATCTATTGCCCTCATCCTTCGTTCTACGTCTGCGAAATGGTCAAAGATAAGTTCCTTGGCATATTCCGAGAATTCCATGCCGGAATACTTCTCGATAATGTTTTCGCCTGCCTGCATCATCTCTTGATACCATTCATCGCAGTTATCCGCGTAATAATACTTCTGCCGGAATTGGTAATAATCAATAAAGAATTGCCATTCTTCCGAACCTTTTTCAAATTTCTTACCTGCCATAATCTCTCCTAAAACGGACTAACAAAATCATCCATCGCATCATTGAACTCCGCCCGACTCTTTTCTTGTTGGATCGCTCTGCTTCTGTATTTTTCAAACGGCTCGTTCGATTCAATAAAAGTCATGTGATCTCCATCGAAATCAATGCCCTCTTTCATCAATTCGCCTTGTCTGCATTTGTCAACCTTAAGTCCCTTATGCCTGCGATCTTCCGAAACATTCCAAAGCAATATAATGTTCGAAGCGTCCTGCTCAATATCTCCCGACTCTCTAAGGTCTGCCATTGTTGGCTCTTTGGTCTCTTTCATCTCCGATACTCGATTAAGCTGCGAGAGAAGAATAACCGGCACATGGAGTTCTCCGGCAAGCGCTTTGATGGATTTTGAAATATCTCCAACCTCAGATGATCTGTTTGCAAATTTACGATCAGCCTTGATAAGTTGCAGATAGTCAATGATAATTGCATCGTAGCTTTGATTTTTGCAAAGCACCTTGATTTCCGAAACTGTTTTTGATCCGGTTGAAATATCAACATCGTAATCAGATAACTCCTCATTGGCTTTTTTGAACGATTCTTCTTCTCCACCCAAAAATGCCTTTGCCCTTCTGACGCGCGTAAGCGACAATTTAGCGAGCATTGACACGAAACGCTCATAAACCTGTGACTCATTCATTTCAAGGTTAAAATAGACCACTCTATTGCGTTTCCGAGCCATGTGATCGATTATGTTTGCTACAAACGCTGATTTTCCAACTGACGGTCTTGCTCCGACTACGGTTATGTCTCCTGCTTCTAACTGACCCAAACAATCATCAAGGTTGTAAAATCCGGTCTTGACTCCACCCTCTCCAACTTGGTCATTGAAATAGTTGTCCTTATTCTCTGTGACAATCTGTTTCATCGACTTAATGTTTGTCTGCTTATTGTCCTTAAGCAACTCGATCCTTGTAAGAATCGTTCCGATCGTATCATCAATATCACAAGGCTTAAGGCTAATGTGGTGGAACAGTGAAGCAACTTCTCTTGACCGGTACTCCTTAATGATGGTGTCGGCATAACTACCAATCATTACCGAAGTCGGTGCGCTTGTTAAGCAATCCCTAAGAACTGTGCTTATCTGTTCCGGATCATGCTTGTGATTCTCCATCGCCTGCGATAGCGACATGATATTCACGTTCTCGCCGCGATCATAGATAGCAAGAATCTGTTGATAAGCATCTTGGCAAAATTCCGTTGAAAACATATCCGGCTTAAGCTTGGTGTAAATCTTATCAAGGGAGTTGTTATCAATCAGCACACATCCGATTACTCCAAGTTCTGCTTCTGTCATGCGCTATTCCCTCTTTTCTGCAAACTTAAGCCAATAATCACAATCGCTTTTCAACCACTCGGCATACTTTGGAATGAATTTATACTCTGCATCATCTACGTGCTTTTTGCGGTAATCATCCAAATACATTGCCGTTGCGGTATAAATCAGTCTAGCAATATCTGGTCTGTTCTCTTCGATTACTCCAAGCAACTTATCCATCCAAGTTGTCTTGGCATTGGTATATGCGGTCTTTTTAGGATAGATGGCAAATGTCTGCTCAAATGCACTTTCAAAATCGAAAGGGAGAGGGACTTCTTCTTTCTTCTCTTTCTCTTCTCTTTTATCTATCTCTTTCTCTATCTCTGTGTCACTCATTGTCACACACTTGTCACAAAGTGACGTTTCCTTGTTTTCATTAAGAAGTTTTTCACGTTCTCTATGCTCCCTCATCCTGCTTGCACTCTCACATTCACTTCCGGTCATGCTTTCACACTCAGTCAAAAGATATTCTTCTTCACTCAGCATTGTTAAGTGACCAATGGACATAAGAAAGCGAACTGTCACTCTAACATTTTCTTCATCTTCGTCGATGTCGCTTGCTAATTCTTTGACAAAATCATCCTCGATGCCATCAAAGTAAAGCCTTCCATTATCTTTGAGAGACGATAAAAGCATCTTCAAATAAATGATTGTATATGTATCTCCTCCGGCAAGTTTGCGAAGCTTCTTGATAGGTTTTCCCCTAAAGAAATCAGTATTAAGTTTCAACCAATAATATCTCTTACTCTTCGCCATCTTTCGAACCCTCTTTCAACAATTCTTTAAATTTCTCAAACTGTTTCTCGGAAACCTTGTTGCCCTGCTTATCATCCCTAATCGCCACGACAAGGTGTTTTTCGATGATATGCGATAATTCCCTAGCCATATTGATTCTGCCTTGTTTAAGACCGTCTCTGTAGCCTTTGGTTGGGCGATAATCGGCAATCTGTGTTTTCCCCTCCCCTTGGCTACCGCTTGTTTTATTGCGAAGCTGATAACCTTTGTCTGCACAATACTTAATCCATCGTTGTTCTTCCTCGTTAAGTCTGTCTACAGGACAATGTTGAATGCAAACTCCCCATCCATGCGGATTATCCTCTGAATGCAGTCCGTGAGACTTCAAGCTAAGGTCTATGTGCTGATACCCAGAAAGGTGTTGCGACAATCTGGTTAAAATACGCTTAGCCTGCCCAACATAGGCATATCTAAACCCGTTTTCGTCCTGTCTTGTCAAAATATATATTCCGCTTGATTCATCAAGCATTGGATTCAATTCAAGCCATTTCTTCTTGTTCTTGGCTTCAATCGCCTTTGCCTGCCGGAATTTCTGATAGTCCAACGCGATCCCTCCTTTCAAACGGCTTCATGTTCTGCGCAGCTACATACTTTCCATAGCTGACACCACTTTTTCTAGCAGCCTTATTAACTTGATTTATTGTGTGGATTCTCTTTCTAGGCTTTCGAGCCTCAACGTCCTTATGTCTACCGTTTGGAGACGGTAAGCACTCAAAACAAAATTCCCTTTTGTCGCTCATGGATCTAAAATTAAGACCGCATTTAGGGCAAGTTTTGTAATAAATCGTCTTGCCACGTCTTTCCATTGTGACTGAAAAATTCAGCCTATTGGTGCATCTTGAACTGCAATCCAACTGATTTTTATGCCTAGGTTCAAATTCCCTTCCGCAATATCTGCAAATACTCATATCCTTTACCTCTTTTGTTTTGGCGGCACGCAGGGGACGCACCGCCACGGTAACGAACGGCTTACAATAAGTTCTGTGATAACTATTCAAATTCGCCGTTTATGCGTTAGAATGGTTTCTTTCGCTTTTCAGCTGGTGTTTCAACCTAGTTATTCCTCGATTACTTCAAGCTCACACTCTTTTAAAGCGTTGTACTCGCTTGATTCATAACTGCTAAGTGCTTTTTCCGGAGAATATGCCGATTCTTTTGCACAATATGGCACAGTACTGGTTTGTAATGCAACAACGATTTCTCCCGGTTTAAAAAACCCATAATCATCACTAATAACTCTGCACTTTGTTCCTTTCTCCATGCTTTCTCCTTTCAGAACGGACAAAGGTTCATATCAACCTCTAACCCTTTTTCTGCAACATAAACATTCGTTCCGTATTTAACTGTTTCTTTTGCTTTTTGTGAAAATTTCGCGGGATCACCGCATTTATCCGATAAGTGAATTAGAATGACATTCCTAAGTGCAGGATTGTCGTTAGTCTTAATAAATTTAAGTGCCGTATCAAGGCTCATATGCCCTCGCAGGCGGTGTTCGTAGTTCGGCTCATTCCGGTCTACCAAGTCCATACTGTAATTGGCTTCAACCATGATATGTTCAATGTTAAACTTCGAAAAGTTGTACTTGCAATATTCCAAGTCTGTCAAGAACAATAACTGCCCCATCTCCTCATGCTTGATTAAATAGCCGTAGCACTCGATTTCTGTATCATGTGGTACATTGAATGGTGTTACCGTAAAGCTTCCGATTTGCCGTGCTACAAGAGGCGAGAGAGGCGTTGTGCGCTCTCCGGTAATAACTTCTAGTGCGGTTTGTGTTTCAAATGCCGTATAGACCGGAATGCCAGACCTCATAAAGTCTTTTATGTAATACGCATGATCGCTCAACCATGTTCGTGAGAAACAATGCAACCAACCACATTTGAGATTTTCCAATCAATCGTCTTCTTGAAATCAAGAAATTTGCAACCGGCTTCAATCGCAAGGATTTCTCCGTTATCTGCAATTAAAGCATATGAGTTACCCGATGATCCTGATCCGCAACATCTCATGAACATTAAACCACCTCACTTTCTTTTAATTTCCAAACAAATCCTCCAGCCTGTTCCTGACCTTTCCCTTGACATATTCTTCTTTATTGGCAACTTGCATTATATTTCTTTGACAAACTCCGGTAAAATCGCTGGCAATCTGCGCGTTTGCATATTCTGCAATAAAATGACCGTCCAGATCATATTGTTGAATATGTCTCGGTCTTTCAAACATATTATAATTTCTTAACCGATCGACAATTTGAGGGTGTTCAATTTCTGTTTTTGCTCTATGTGCTTTCGGGTGCAGTATTTGTAAGTTGGTAACAATATTGTTTTGCTTATTTCCATCGATATGGTCAACGTGATACCCTTTTGGTATTTCGCCTATAAAATGTTCTGCTACCAGCACGTGGATTCTTGTACACCTTCTCAGTTTTACAGCTTTGTTTGTTAATACAACCGATAAATATCCTCCCTTTTGGTTTGTGTTCGAGAGAATATACCCATCTTTGTACTTTTTGTAACTTTTCAGTCTTCCAAAATTTGAAATTTGATATACACCCTCAAACCCATTTACCCATTTCCATTCTTCATTCAATCAATCACCTCGCCTCCAAAGAACTCACTCCTTACATCAACAATCTGTCTCGTCTGCCCCAACAATGCTCGATTATGTTTTGCCCTCTGCTCATTGTCACAGATAAACTGCTTGCAGATTTCCGGTCGAACCGGATAGATTCTGCATTTCTCACAACTCTTATCCGTATCAAGAAAAGGACAAGTCATATCATATGGTCTATTCGCAGTAGGAAGCAGGTGCTTGCACTCTTTGATATGATTCTTACGGATATATCTGCGAATGGCATCCACTTCCCTTCTACTCATAGGTAAAAGGTTGGAACAGCAATTACCGCATTGGCTACATTTTCCATCTTTGCAGAAATTGTAAATATTATCTTCCATGCCTTTCTGCACGAACTCTAAATAAGATGAAACTTCCATAGGCTACTACAATTCTTCCTCTGCCGGGAACTGAAAATATTCTGTTGTAGCTTTCTTAAACATTTCTTCACTTAACGCTTGGGTAAATTCCGTGAAGTGTTCTGAATTGGCAATATGATGATAAAATTCATTATTTTCATACGCAATTCTAAGCATTTCCATAGCTTTCTTTGCTTTTTCTTCGGTGGAATAAGTGGCGATCTTCACTGACGAAGAACCTTCTTTATAAATCAAGTGTCCATTTATGTGGTACTCTCTTTTATCTCCACTGCAACCAAGAGTGATTAGCACCTCTTCATATGGTACATCAATCGTTCCGTCCCGTGAAATTACTCTCATATAAGACCTCCTCATCTAAAAAACAAAAACCAAACCAAAGCAACGAAAGCATCAACAAACAGTGCAATCGATAAGATAGCTAAAACAACTCTTCCGAACGTAAGCTTATATGGAACTCCGAGATTGTGAAGTGCCTGCTCTTGTGGAGATATGTTTGAAGCAACAATTTTTCCGATAACAAACCATAACACGAATAACAGAATCGCCAATTTAACAAAAATCATAATGCCCTCCTAATTCTTCATAAAATCCGGAACGTCAGCATCTGTAGAAATCTTTCGATCATCTTTCACCGGAACTTCTACATCAAAATGCGCTCCAACCGACTTCTCAACGCCATCTTTCACGGATTCCTTTACTTCTGCATCTGCAACAATGAAGTCCTCTGAATTTGCATTCTCGGCAATATCATGTTCAACATCAATGATCGTTCTATCGTCCGTCTCTGTGGCTTCTACATTGTCGTATGCATCGTTTAACATCTGCGTACCGTATGTACGAATAATATATTTCAACGCACGATTCTTGACTGTTTTCATTGCCATCTGGTCAGTGAATTTCTGATGCGTACCGGAACCATTCTCTTTGTAACCAAATCCCTGTTTCCACGCCTGCTTAATCATATCCATGTTCATGATTTCGATGTATTTGCTATCGTCTTCCATTGTTACGATTGCATACGCACCGATAATTTTATCTGTATTGATGTTCATAAAATCCTGCTCGTGGCAGTCGATAACAATTCGGGCATTCTCGATGTGGTATTTAAACTTATCGCCATCGTAAATGCACATGGCATCAATGTTTTTCATGCCATAGTTTCTTGCAATACAGGTGTTTCCATAAACAGATACTTGGCACTGTAACTTACCCCCATAAGCTACCGGATAACACTGTTTTTTCTGCATAGACAATCCCATTGTAACCATATCCATAAGAGTATTTGCGATTGATACCTGTGTACAGGTTTCTAAAACCGACTTATTGTTCTTATCAACCGTCTCTTTCAGAATCAGATATGCTCCCATTAACTCATTGGAATAGTTATATCCTTTCGGGAAAGTAAGACCAAACTTCTCTTTCTGCTGCAACTGTGAAACCAATCCATCAACAAATGCATTATTGACTACAAGTCCTGCCTGCTCCTTTCCTTTGGTTGCTACTTCCTGCTTCTTTTCTTCTACCATAATTACTTTTCCTCGCTTTCTTCAAACTGCTTTAACTGCTCTGCCAATTTCTTGCATTCTTCTGCCACATATTCCTCTGTGCGGACAACATCATCCTCAATCGGGAATTCGCTTTCGATAGCCAAACGAGCCATATATTCTTCTTTTCTGTCCGGGAACTTCTCTATTGCATACTTCAAATCCGCCTTATCTCCTGCATGACCGCAATCAAATCCAAACCACCACAAATCACTGTCAATTGGATAGTATGAATTTTCGCCACCGTCAGCATATGTTATGCCACCGTGACACTGAAAATATGCTTCAATTTTGATTCTTTCATCTTCATCCAGGAAAGCACCAAGCAAAGGGAAAATTCCGCTTACTTCTCTGTCCACGACATCGGCTTTCTTGATTTCAAGGTAGTCTATATAATCCTTTCCGTATAATGGATGATTCTTTGGAATGCCAACATAACCGCATCTGTGCCCGATACTTCCAAATATGACAACACATTTGTAGCCTGCGTGTTCAAATTCACGCTCTATGATATATCTGTCACTCATGTGCTACCTCGCTTTCTGCATTTTTTACAAGTTCAAATTCATACATGCTATTCATTGTTCCAACTACAAGATTCCCCTTTTCGTTGATAAATGAATCCCAAACACGGCTTGTCCTTAATGTATTTCCGGAGTAATCCGTTCCGTCAGCATTTCTGACGTATTCAACAATCATTGGCAATCCAATATGTGGGTTTGGCTTCTTTGTGATTCTGCCGATTCTCAATGGGTATCTGCCATCCGACCTTGTAATGTGCGTTTTTGCATCCCGAATATCAACAATGCGATATTCCTCATATTTCTTCACAACCGCCACCTTATCAGCACCATAGGTTTACACCCATGTCATATCAACCGATTCATCCGTGACGTTCAACTTTGCACCCTTGGCATTTACAACCGTGTCACAGGCTTTCACAGAATCCTCGGTGCGATACACATAGCTTCTTTTACTGTTTGGATATTTTGCTTTTATGTAGTTCATTACGGCACCTCATTCTTTCATTTTGATATCATTAAGGTCAATCGTCTTCCAATTGCCATAGTATTTATCCGGATAGAAGATGCCGATCCACTTACTTTTTGAGTAAGACTTGTACTTAACAACATCTTCGTTCCACTCCTGCACCTCATCGACATACTCTTTATTGACAATGCCAAACTCATCGCGGATACTTTCGGTCTTTGCTTTGTATAGCAAGGCTTCATATTTCTGTTCATTACTTGCCGCATAGCCGGCACCGCTTAAGTTGTTAGTGCTAATAACGACTAGCATCCCAATGATTGCGAGACCTAAAAACGCAGATACCACGACGGATGTAGCACTAAGCCAACAAGCAAAGCTAGACAATACGCATTTCCAAGACGTTATTGAATATCCAAACTTATCTTCGATATAACTAGCGAAAAAAGCCAATGCAATCAAAACCACAAGCAAAATTAAGCATAACCAAAATAACATTTACAACACCTCCACTTTCAAATCCTTATCCTTAGTGACCGTCAGCAGGATAAGCTGCGTATCGACTTTCGGGATATACTCATCGTTGATACTCTCCGCATTATCAAGAACAATCGGAACTCTCATGCCATAGAATTTCTGAAAACTATCGCAAATATCAAGCTTTGCTTCAATCTCACGTCCTTTGTTTGTGGTATCTCCAAATACCTTATAGATTCCGGTCTTTTCATCCGGAACAGTAGGAATGCAAACTTCCTTGTATTCGCCGTTCTTCTGATAATCGTACAATTTCCACTTGACAATGCTAAAATGAGAATTGATTTCATCAACAAGCAAATTGTTCTTGCGTTTAGACACCTCAGAAAGCTGATTAAGAATGTTTTCTGCGTCAGCCTTGACTTGTGCGTACTCGGTTTGTTTCGCCTGCATTTCGGCAATCTGTTCGTCAATACGGACATTGTTTTCAGCCTGCGCGATAACCTTATTTACTTCGATAAGTTGCAACTGTAATTCCTGCTTCTGTGACTTTAAATCTTCAACCGTCTTATCAACTCCACTTGCTTCGATTTTGGCAATCTCGGCTTTAACTTCGTTATCCTTGGCAAGCAGTTCGCGGTACTTCTCGTTTGACTCGTAATCGGCATGATCCGGTAATTCAGAAATCTTCTTATCGAGATCAGAAACAGTCTTTTCAACCTCTGGAAGTTTTTCATTTAAATGGGCGATAGAATCCGTTAACTCCTTGTTGCGCAGTTCCAATTCTGAAAGCTTCTTTTTGCAGTAATCGCCTTTTTCAACAGTTTCAGCAAGTGACTTAGCCTTGAGATCACTAAAGGCAACCATCGCATCGGCTTTCTTCTGCTCAAACTCTGATCTCAACTCCTCAACCTTATCAAGAGGAAGATTCTGACCACATAAGGAACAAACCGTTGTGGATTCATCGAATTTCCAATCATCTTCATTGAATTTCGACTCCTTCATGGTCATATATTTCCTAAGAAGTTTTTCCCTAGTAGAAGTGACACGAGCATATTCATCCACGCTAGAAGAATAAGCACTTTCACTTTCCTTAATGTTATGTTTAATACTTTCCAACTGTCTATTTGCTTGGAACCTCAAATCTTCAAGTTCTCTCTTACGCTGAGAAAACGCATTATTCATGGGCTGCATAATGCCGGACATCTCGAATTGAAGTTTCATCTCTTGGTCTCTCAAATCATTCAAGGCATTTCCGGCATTAGAAATCTTCTTGTCGATTTCTTCAAGGCTTCTAACAATTTCAGCCTTTGCCAGCTCCTGCTCCGCTACATCAACGTCAACCTTGGCTTTCTCCAACCCGATAATCTGATTCGGAATAGCATCTAACTGCTCAGAAGCCTTTTTCTTGGAAGCCTTGTTCATAACTTCAATCTCCTCAAACTTGTAGGATTCAAGAAGCTTTGCTACTTCCGCGGTTTCTTTACTCATCTTGGCGATCTCTAAATCAGATTTAGAATTCGACATAGCAAACAGATGCTCTCGCATTTCATCCTGCTTCTTTTTCTGATTCAAGTCTTTCGTAAACACATCTGGATGCGAGCAAACAAGGAATTTATCGAAATCAAATCCAAGTTCTTCCATGTATGCTACGAAATCGCGGTTTGTCTTAGGAACACTGTTAATCTCGTAGGAATTCGACAATGTAACCTTGGAAACACCGTTCTCGTCCGGTTTGCCGACTTTCTGCTTCTGCATTTTAGAGATAACAACCTCTTTGCCATCAATATCAAGTGTTGCGGTAACAGTAGGTACGCACTCTCTACCATCATCCGGTCTGATATTAGGATTGCTATTTAACTCGTATCCTTTGTCCGAGAACAACCAAAAGATTGCAGTACCGATAGTTGTCTTGCCAAGGCGATTCATACCGTTAATGCGTGTAATATCGCCAAAATCATAGGTCTTGTCAACTACGCTTTTAAAATTTTCAAGCCGTAGTGTTTTCAGAATCGCTTTCATTTTCTTCCCCTTTCCCAACCTTCTCAAAGCTTGTAATAGATACCTCGTAAACGGTATTCACTGACGTTCCACCATCTTCAAGCGTTTTCTTGTAAATCCTGCTCTGCAGTCTGCCGTTAACACGGACTTTGTCGCCGATTTCAAGCTTTCTAGCTTCGTGTGCTTGCTCCATCCATGCAATGCACGGAATATAATCTGTTTTGCCGTTAATCCGGTTTGATGCAACAAGGAAATCGGTCAGAACATATCCGCTTTTACGTTCCTTAAAATATGGTTCTTTGCACACGCATCCTTCGATTGTTACTGCATTTTCATTTCCAATCTCAACAATATTCATGTAATCAGCGTAAATGTAATGAATCAAATGATTTTTGTTGCCATAAGTCTTACTGTGCGACCGGAATGATCCGGACAACTCAATGAACTGTCCTTCGTATTCGCCATTCGGATTAAACACTTCTTCCGTAAAACAAACCGGAAGAATATCGCTTGTTCCGCTCTTTCTAAGGAATCGAACCATCATCGTATAATGTGGAATTCCTTGTGTTGTGTGGGAATATTTCGGATCTTCTACGATTTTTCCAGAAAATACCACACTGTTTCTATCTTTTTCCATCTCTAGCACCCTTTCTCTTTCTGCAAATCAAACTTCTTAATCTCCCGATCAAGAATTGTTTCAAAACTTTCCTGCTTGTCGTTCGTTTTCTTCTTTCCACCAAGCATCGATACCAATGCTCGCTTTTCGTAATCATTACAACGAACACCACTAATAATCATGTTTACCATGCGCATCTTCTAACTCTGCCGCCCTTTCCATTATTGATACTGCGTAATTGGAGTATTTGCCGGAATTGTAACGCTCAACCGCACCTCCGTATTCGCCCTCGTTGTAGCACATAAGGACTAAATAAGGATCGCCGTACTTTTCTGCCAATTCCGCAATCAAATCCGTTCCGCATAGGATGTTTTGGTATGGATCATACAGATCCGTAATACCAAGTCTCTTCATCCGGTCACGATTCCATTTCGGAATTACCTGCATCAATCCGGTATCGTCAGAACTGCCATGAGCATTCGGATTGTAATTCGATTCCTGCTCAACGATTGCTTGTATCAGTTCCGGGCAAATGTTGTATTTACCGCCTATCTCCTCACAATAGCCGATATAAGTCTCTGTGGCATTTGTGCTATACGGCTTTACAACAAGCATTGTTGCAATCATCGCAAGTGCAATTACTCTCTTCAATGGCTTTTGCTCTCCTTTCCGCGATTTTTCTGTCAAGTTTACGGCGTTCATAATTGATACGAAGCATTTTGTTTGAGAACGCTATCAGAAGCAATCCTGCGATCCCGATAATTCCAAAGATAAGACCGCGAACATCTTCTGTGCCAACGCAACAAAACGACAACGAAGCAATCAAAAAACCTAATTTTCTTAAAATTCTGTAAACCATATTGTTCTCCTTTTAAATAAGGAAGTTACTCATGCAAAGCTTGTGCGAAGGAACTTGTTGATAAAGTACACTTGACCTTTTCCGGTTACTTTGGTCGTTCGGGTAATTCTTACTGAACCATCTGGATTCTGCACATTTCTTTCCTTGACTTCAAACAAGCCTTGTTCAACATATCTCTGTAACGGCATATTCTTTGATGATCCATTCTTGACAAGATAGCCATTTTCGCGAAGCCAATCGAATAAACGCTTCTGACCAATCTGATAACCATTCTGACAAATCAACTTTGCCAAATCTCCGATCAGAATTGACGTATGGCTCGTTGCAACCGCATCTGCAAAAATCTCTTTAGGTATCATCCCTTGTATACGCGAGTCCTGCATAGCAATGATGTTGTTCTTTTCGTCAATCTTTCGTTGTGCCACCATAAGAGCCTTGGAAAGCAACTCTTCATCAGACAAGGTTTCCTGTCCTGCTATGTAACCGCCATTCTTACGGATTGACGGAAGGACTTCATGCGTAATCCATCTTTTGAAATCTTTGGCTTCTCTTTTTCTGCTTGCAAGTACCAATGAGTAAAGACCGTATTCGTTTACACAGTTTGTCTCTCCGCCAGATAACCCTAAATTGAATTTAGACTTTTCATCATCATCAATTCTTTGCATAGCCATTGTTGGGTTTGACAAATCTAACGACCTGCATATGTCACTTGCGACAAACCAAGGCTCATTATCTTTAGTAATTGTCCGAATCTCTCCGAACTCTTCATTATTGAAAATCTGTAATTCGTTCATGTTTCTCCTTTCTGTGGTATAATTCCCTTATCTTTATTTAGAAAAGAGGTGAAACCATGGAAAAGAAAATGATTAAATGCAACGGTTTGTCCGAAGAGAAAATAAACGAGATAATTTCCGAATATGTAAGTCTTGGTTGGAAATACATCGGAATATCAAGCGGATTTCCTGCGGACTATTCATGGATTCATTTAGAATGGTCTAATTCGGAACATCCGATTTATCCCGACAAAGAATCCAGCAGTTAATTTCATCTTCTTCCGGTGAAAACATCACCCAATAGGCTCTTTTTAGTAGATCGTTCTTTTCCTCTTCTGTTTTGGCAAGTGCGACACACTGAATCGAGCCTATGTTGTTCATGTCGTATGTCTTCAAATAATTTCCTCCTTTCTAATTAAGAAGAGAATCAACAGTTACATTTAAAACCTTTGCAACGGCGTTAAGGTTTTCTGCACTAGGGCAAGATTCGTTCCATTTGCGGATTGTAGCATTGCTAAGTCCTGCTTCTTTCTCGACTCTCATAATGTTTGTGCCCTTTTCATTGCAAAGTTGCTTGATTTTGTCGTAAAGCAAATTACATACCTCCCTTTCTATAGACTTAGAAAATATTCTATTGACATAATGTAGATAATATTCTAAAATAAATTTGCCAAATGAATTTAAGAACAGTCTCTATTTATATTTCGTAGAACATTTTCTAGTTGATAAAGCCATTATATAGAAGATGTTCTAGTTTGTCAACCCATTTTATAGAAATTGTTCTAGTGAAATGGAGGAAAATTATGACACCGCTAGAAAGAATTAGGTTATTGTGCAAAAAAGCAGGGATTAGCATGACTGCCCTAGAAGAAAAGCTGGAATTTAGCAACGGCTCTATATCAAAACCGAAGGATATTCCATCATCGAGAATAATAAAAATTGCTGAATATTTTGGAGTGAGTGCAGATTGGATATTGACAGGCGAAGAAAACTCCGCATTTTCGGATGAATCAATCCATCTTGCATCGAAAATTGTTTTAGACGCGGAATTAAGCAGTAAGATTGAAAAACTTCTATCTCTTTCGGACAAGAAGAAAAAGCACGTTTTTGAATTGATCGATTTATTGAGTGAGGAATAGTTGTGTATAGAAATGTTCGTGGTTTTTGTGATAAAGAAAATAAGGATGTAAATATCTTAATCGAATGTATACCATATAAAAATACGGAAGGTATTATATACGCAAAAGGCGGGATAAACTGCTTAGATAAGGAAATATCCCACCATTGCGCAAGGGAAGATTGCCCTATTTGGGTTCATTATCATCCTTGAATTTAAAAATGATTTCATTTTCTCCGTCTTTGCCCTCTAATTGAGTGATAAACGGAGAATCTACCGTCATGTCGATACAGTTCATGTCGATGCTGACAACAGGCATGGACTGCGCTTTCTTTTCAAATCGTATGCTTCGCACTCCATGCACGACATGACCATCAATAAGGACTTGACAATAGATGCTATCTTCGTCTATTGTCTTTATTTCAAGCTTTGAATGTTTCATTTTTCAATCTCCTTCACAATGTCAGAAATAAAAATATAAATGCAACGCAAAATCCTTGAATCATCGATTTTATCAAGCAATTCAATTATCATCTTTTTAAAGTCCATAACAATACCCCCAATCCTTATACCCTATTATAGAACATACGTTCTGCATAGTCAACGATAATTTGAGGGCAAGACCATGCCAAGCCTTACCCCCACCAGAACTTGAAGCCGTCCTTTCGGACAAGTAAATGATACTATGGTAAACGGATGAAATATGGAAATTATTGTCGATTACTCATCAGCTTTTGTAACTGTTCCATCCTCATTCAAAACATATCCTTCGCTCACAAGTTCTTCCTTGACCTTATCCTGCCACAGTTTAGGCACGTCAGTCCATTTTTTCAGACCGTTCTTTACCCGATATACATAAAAGTTTACCATATTATTTTACCTCCATTTCTGCCGCCATTGTTGCTAATTCTTCAATTGCTCCAGCGTTTACTTCATACCCTGCCTTCAACTCATCGATGGCTTTCTCAATCTCTGTTTTCGTACGAAGCATTACTGTAACGGTATATGTACCATCTTCCTTACCATCATCCCCGAAATTTGGTAAATATGTGAATCCACTATTCTTAAGGTTCTCATACTCACCGGAAATCTCTCCATTGTGGGTAAAAGTTACTTTTGAAATGTTCTCAGCGTTGAACTTGTCTGTGATGGTCTTGACTTCATCGAAGTTTTTTGCCTGGATCTGAATATTACCGAGACTCGCACCATCTGCGATCTCGAACTCAGTTTTGTCTTTCAAAATAATTTTGTCCATGTTTTTTATTCCTTTCTATATATGTTTTTACGAGTTACTAAACTAATTTAAACGGCAGTTTAAAAGAAATTGAGTTAACGAGGTATAATATCGAAGGTATTGACACAAGCAGCGTGCAGTGTTTTGTAAAAAATAATATAGCATACGTCAATATTGGCGTATATTATAGAACGAAAGAGGCAATAACTGGATGGACGAAAATTGTTAGTAATCTTCCAATTCCTGCATATACCAAGCGAACGTTCATACATTATTCGCAAAATGATGACGGTGGCCTTATTGCAGGTATTTTGCTAAATAGCAATGGAGAATTGATGATTGAAGGAGGTAGACTTTCATACACTAAGTTTATCTGCTCACTAATATCGTATCCTATAAAATGATATTACCTATATATTGTTTGCAAGATCAATGCTGCACACAATTACTTCGCCATCAGAGATTTCAGGGACTAAATAAGCCTCAACATGTTCAGCTGATTGTATTCCTTCATTAAATGGAATAAATGATAATATTTCAGTTGCGTTTATAAATGCATTAGAATACACATCAAGAAATATTGTATTACCACTCCTTACAATCCGAACCCTTTTTAATACAGTTGTATTGTACCCGATAACAGATATTCTTGCAGAATCATTGTATATTAAATAGAAATCTATTTTATGAAAACAACCTAGTGCATTTGAAAATGTTTGGCGAATTAGTGTTTCTATCAATATGTAAGTAGAACCCTTTGCTATCGTGTCTACTTTACAGGTTATCTTTGCAAATCTGTACCAGCCAGCGCCTTCGTTTCCAATAGATTTATCTGAATATAATCGAATTGCTCCTGATGGATTCAATGCACTTATATCGTTTTTAGTAGCAACATTATTTAAACTGCCGTTTAAATCACTTATCTGCTTTGCAAGTGATCCATCAATATTCGGGTTCGCCTGCCGCGCATCAAGTGCGAAGCCTTCCGCTGTGGTGATCTGATTATTCGCTACGTTTGCCGCAGGAAATGCTCCATCGATGGCATCTTTTAAGGTATCTGCCAATTTGATTACATTGTTGACCTGGTCCATCGTGAGCGTTGTACCATCAATGTTGACTTGAAGTTTTCCATCCTCTCCAATCGAAAGACCCTGTCCTGTTTCAACGCTCGGTTTGATTTCTGTGCCGTTGTATGTAAGTGAGCCATCTTTTGATTCTCCAAGTTTCGCAGCTACATCGCCGTCAATGCCATCAAGTTTCTTCTTATCTTCTTTCGGCATCAAACCATCTTCGGTATCTGTTGCCACATTAACGACACTGCCAGAAATCGATTTCGACCAATATTCTGTATTTGTCGTTGCCGTTCCTGCCGAAACGTCTTTCTTCGCAAAATAAAGCGTATTATTGTGTGTTACTGCATCCAATCTCTTATATGCAGTTTGTGCATTCCACTCGCCCTTAGGTACGATTGCTACTCTACCTGCTACTGCCATATTAAGCCACCTCCCAATTCAAATTTCCATCATCATCAACTGTAAAACTATCAGCCGTGTTATCCGTGTAGATTAACTCACCATCGTCATTCACATCAAAAGTGGCAAGGTTCAGTTTCTTGTCAAGATTATCACTGTACCCCTTGGCTTTTTCTGCATATTCATTTGCAGAATTTGCATAACCTTTTGATAAATTTGCCTGCGACTCCGAATCCTTTGCGGACTTGTCAGCCGAAACTGCTGACGATGCTGCTTTCGCTGATTCAACCTTAATGTCTGCTAAGTAGTCCGGTCTCAATTTATCCTCGGTAATCGAACCGTTCTTAATTGAGAATGAATAGGTCTTATTGACACCCTCTCCGCTTACCGATACCGCGATTTCGTCCGAATCCTCAAATGTAAGAATCGGAATCATTGCACCGATATTCGCCGTAAACTTCGTGCCATCATCGGTTGTCATGGTTAGGATACCATCATCGGATAAAGCGAAAGATACCGGAATCTTTTCAATATTAAGGTCGAACAGAATCTTTTCTCCGCTCAACTTCGTGATAGTGATTATTCCGGTATTTTCATCGATCTCCCAATCCTTAATCAATGAATTTGCGGTAATCGCATCAAACTTGGTTTCATCCATAGCAACGACACGATCATCAATCGCATCTAATCCTGAATCCATTCTGTTAAGATTCGTTTCATTTACCGCCGTTTCTTCGCTAGGGAAGTTCTTCCAATTTATACGGCTATAAATCTTCTGCATAGGCTACCTCCTATTCCGCAGAATAAGCATCCACTGCATCTTCAAACTCCGCTCTGTCAGCCTTGAATATATCCTTGTTCGCCTTGTAAAGTTCCTCGTCCTGAATGGAATAATTTACATTGTGTTTTCCATCCGTTCCGATATTTGCATTAAAATAAGCAAATACTTTCTGTTTTCCATCAACCTCAACACTTGACATTCCACTGAAATTAACTGATTTTTGAACTGATAACATCTAACATTTCCTCCATTTTTTCTAGTCTTTTATTTAAAATATCAACTTCTCCTTTTAAAGCGAAGTTATCCAATTTTAACTCTTCAATCTCCTTTTGTTGCTTTTGAATCATATAAATGTGTAGCGCGTGGAATTGATCGTAATCAACTCGGTACACATCATCTCCGCCTGTATATTGAGCTTCGGCAGTATCGGCAAGCGGTTTTGATTTTCGCACAATGCTATATAAATCAGGATTTATATCATGATCGATCATATCCTTTTCAGTCCATTGAGCGATAACACCGAACTGATATTTTCCGTCTTCGCCAACACCAACACTATTTTTATACTTGTGCCTTGTAGGAATGAGATTCATATAAAAGTCTTCAATTGCTGATTCAGTAATCGAAGATATATCTTTTTTAAGTCTTTTATCGGAAAGTTTTGTCTTCAAATCATCATATGAAATCTTTGAACCATTAATCACGGTTCCGTTCATGTGAATACTGTTATATACGCCAGCGGTTGAATCTCCGGAAAACCACGTCACGGGGAGATCTGAATATGTAAGAAGAGCAGATCCATCATTTGCGTATATATTCCCTCGTGCACAAAAATTACTATTCGCGTAGAATCCCATAGCGCCACCGCCCGGAAGCTTTCCATAACTTAACTGACCGCTATGAGCGTCGCTGAACTCTTCATAAAAAGAGAGCTGACCACCAATAGCTGCGTCTCCTGTATCCTCGTCAACCTTGAAATTTCCACAGTCAATCTCTAAATGGTTTGCCCGAAGTGATATAACTTCTGACGTTTGATTAATCTCTGAAACAACCTCTCCATAGGAAACCTTTGTGCTGATCGCACTAGCAGTCTGCTGTATTTGAGAACTCATTACGCTATCCGCTTTCTGCCGATTTGTAACCTCGGTTTGAATCATTTCTGCGGTCTGCTCAAACTTGGAACTTGTCTGCTTGTCCAAATCCTCGTATTGCGACAACAGATGATCTGCATTACGTTCAAGTTTGCTTGTTCGTCTTTGCACGCTTTCCAATGTCTCACGCATGGAATTAACCTTTGCACTGTGTATTTCCGTACCTTGTGCTGCAATCGAATCACGCTTGCTTTGTACTCCGGTCAATGTTCTCTGCAGGATGTACGTCTCAACAATCTCACGCGTTGTATTGAATCTGATAGGATCTCCAAGCTCCAGACACGGATTGCCGACACATGTACACGTTTTCAGTGGCGTATATGCCGCCTGCTTCATGATCGGAAACACGTTATTTGCGATCTGCTCCAACTCTGCGCCGGTCTTGTCTGATACAAGAAAGTTACCGGAAATCACATAGTTATTGCCGGGAGTACCAACAATAGCACCGGCACTAGAATCATCCGGTCTGATTTCAAGCTGCGTGATTGCCTTGCTTTGGAAATCTTCATAGTCAAATGTGATGTAATGACCGCTCATGGATTCCGTATTCGCATCAGCCGGAAACAGGTTATCCGAAGGAAACAAATCATCAGCCGGATAAACTGCACTGATAATGTTGGGCAAAATCACATACTCAAACTTGCCATCACGGTTGATATTTCCAAAGCATCCGTTAATCTCACAGATTGCCGTTACAACGGTTTTTCCGCTGATAGAGGACTCTTCTGTGACCGCACTTGAATCGTCCGTCTGCGTGGCTACAAGAGTCTTATTGACCGTCATGGAATCATTGACAAGGCTTGTTTCAACTTGCGCAATTCCAAGATGCGCAAAAAAGCTATCGCGGAACTGCTTAAGCGTCATTGGAAAGCTAAGTCTTGCATACCAAGCCTTAACATCCGCATTGATGATGTCGTACATCGCGTCATATGCCGTAATCTGCCGTTTTGTTCTATCAGCCGTAGGAATATCAGAATAGACCTTATAAGCGCCGTATTGAGTCGGATTCTCCGTATCTCCGTCAAGTGTTTCTGATATCGATATGGTTTTTCCAACTAAGCTTCCGGCAGTGTTGTGAGCAGTGAACTTAACGCTATTCGCTTCACAACAACCGAATTTCAATTCTGATTCCGAACATAAGCTTTCTTCTAGTGAGAACGTTCCGCTTTCAAGCATTGAGTTGTCGATCGAAACATTTGTGCCGACAACCGAAATCAGCATTTGTTTATCAACGCTAGATTCCCAATACTTTTCTTTACTTGCCATGATAAACACCTCCTATGAATGAGAACTTCACGGAGTCGTACTTTATTCCGCCTGCTACCGTGTACATAACCGGCTGAATGTCTGCAATATAGCCGTACTGAGTCTCATAACCGCCAATCTCCGGTATGTATGCCGTGATATAACCCCCACGTTCATCAGCCTTGACGTAATTCTTGCGAATATTCGACCAAAACTCGTTGAACTCTTTCTCGGTCAGCATGGCTTTGGTTTCAAATTCAACCTTAATCGCCTTAAGCTTAACCGCGTCACGATGCTCGTAGCCATCTTCATCACTCCAAGGCTCATAGTCCTGCATATTCCGGTACGCGCTATATGTGTCTTGCTTAATCAATCCGTTTGGTATCGTGTAATCGCCAAACTTGACTAAATAACCGCCATATCCCATCGTTTACCTCCTAAAAATGGGCATAAAAATAGCACCTACCATGTGGTAGATGCCATTTTGTCTATTGCTATTTAGCAACAAAAATGTTATTATTTAACAGAATCCTTGACGGGATTCCCTTCTCTGAGTAGTCGTTCAGTTCGCGGCTACTCTTTTTTTATTTTAAGGCATAACAAAAGCCGTGTTTCCACGGCTTAAGTATTACTATTTATTTTTCTACTTCAAAGCAAACCTTAGATTCACTCCAATAGTTTGTCTCATATTCAAGTGAAATTTCTTTTGCATCTTTTGGTATCTCAAAACACACAACGCCTTTTGTCTTTTTTCCTGCTGATAATGTAGCGTCCAAATCCTTGTCGTTACTTGAATAAGCGCTTTCCACATCATATCCATCAGCATAACAGTTAAAATCAAAAGAAGAAATATATTGGTCGGAATCTGAAATATTTTCAAACTCAAACTCAAATTTGTAAAACTCATGTTCTTTTGCCGGCTCGTCGTATTCGTCGGTGTACGGCTCGGCTTTCAAAAATGTAATCCTTAAGTCTTCCGTCTCAACGGTATCTCCAACTTTAAAAGGCTCATCAACTTTTTCTTCTGTTGAATTTTCTGCAAGATCACTTTCCGTAGATTGAATTTGCGTTTCTTCATTTGATGATACTTTTTTAGGCGCATTGTTCGTATCATCGCTTGTAAATACAAACATTGCTAAAAAGAAAGTAATAATGCCGACTATTGAACATACCAAACCACCTATAGCCGTTCCATGCCCCTTGTTTTTCTGCAAAAGTGCTATAATCGCAAACACAATTCCAACTATTGCCGGAACTATTCCGATAGCAACGCACGACAATAAAATGCCTGCTATTCCGCACACCAAAGATGCAATTCCCCATCCGCTTTGTTTCATAATCAAATTCCTCCTTGCTTGTAATATATACATATCAATATACCACAAGCAGAGGAGTTTGTCACTATACCGGATATGGTGCGGTGCCGGTCTTATTAAAGAACTCTTGCGCACTCTTTCTCGTGCTATCAAAGATAACTTTGCCATCAAGTACAATCTGAATAGGCTGACCGCCGTTGCCGTTGCTTCTAATATATGAACGCAATACGCGTTCCGTAGCTTGCGCCACTCCATTTGCAACAGATGAAACAATCTGATCGTTATTCATAACCGCCGTATGACCGCCAAGGTTTCCAACAAGTTCCGGTCCCGCTTCTCTTGCGATAAACATTTGACCGAAATTTGGTGCTCCGCCTGCGGCATACTTCTTAATGCTATGCCATGAACCGCCGTAGAATACGCCACCATCGGCTTTCTTTTCGGCTTTTGTCCCAACATCAACGGATTTTCCGGTAAAAAACCTTGTTACGGAAGACCACAGATTGCTCAAAGCGTTTTTTGCAAAACTTAACCCGATAGTCACCGTTCTAGTTACACTATTCCATGAAGTCTTGAATTCGCTCCACAATTCACTAACCTTAGTTCCCCTCTTCATTAAGAAAGAAACCGTTTTCTTTTCTCCCCATGACTTCTTGAAGTCTCCCCACAATTCGCTTATCTTTGATGCGATCTTTAATAAGAATTGTGCCGTTCTAGTTTCTCCCCACGACTTCTTGAACTTATCCCACAGGTCTTTAGCCTTTGAGCCGATTTTCAGCAAGAATTGTGCGGTCTTTGTCTCTCCCCAAGACTTCTTGAATTTTTCCCATAAATCAGAAGCCTTAGGAGCAATTTTTGTCTTAAACTCCGCCGTTTTGTCCTTTACATTCTTCCATTCTTTTGTGAAATCTTTCCACAAATCAGAAGCTTTATTCTTGATCTTTGCTACGATTTCAAGTGCATTGTCTTTTTTCTTCTTCCAATACTTCTTAACTCCGTCCCACCAATCAGAAATACTTTGAAACGTTTCTCTATAAGATGGTAATTCAACTCCTGCGAATGGAATATAAACATGGCTATCGCCATTTTTTACATCTTTCCACCACTCAGAAAAAGCTGGTCCCCATGTGTCGTTCCACCAATCGGAAAAGCCTTGCTTCCAATCATCTAAGGAATATGAAAATAAATCGCTGAATTTAAAGTCAACGCGGTACTTTTTCATTTCTTCCGGTTGCGTAGCATCGGCTATCTTATTTCCAATTGCTTTTCCAAGTGACAATCCTGCCTCTGCCGTAATAACAATCGCTCCTACAGTCAACGCAAGCTTTCCGATTTTTCCAGAAATAGTTCCAAGCCCTTTTAGCTTTTTTGACAGTGCATCGGATAGCACACTTCCAATCGTTGAATTTGCTGCGATTTCAACACCTAATTTAGATGCTATCGCCGAAGCAATCTTTTTAGAAATAGCAGTTCCAATTGCGCCAAGAGCTGCTTTTGCTAAATGCAGTCCTAAAATTTTCTTAATAGTCAGTGCACCGACAATAATTGCAACCGTCTTTATATCTAAGTTACTTAAAAACTCCTTTGCTCCGTTCCAAACATCCTTCCAAGAAATTTTACTTAACGCTGTCGTAACTGCATCAAATGCGCCTTGCGCCCATGTATTAAGTGTTTGAGCAAACAGAGCGAAATCAAAGTTCTTGAAAAACTTATTGACTCCATCAGCAATAGAATTTCCAAATTGTTTCCAATCAAACGTTGTGCCGAATGAATCCAATCCGTGAAGCACTGTGTTTAATGAATTAGCTATTAACTTTCCGGTCTCTCCGAATAATGTTGTGCCTTTCTGACCTTCAAACAATCCATTAAGAAACTTTGCAAGTCCGCTACCAAAGCCGGAAGCTTTGGCGTACACCTTATCCCACTTGATTTCTTTCATTGCGTTTATCAACGCACCGGATATTGACTTTCCAAGCCCTTCAAGGTCTTTGATCTTGCTTTTATAATCCTTAAAAATAGTGTCAGCCGCTACGAGTTTTCCGCTTGAACCGCTTGCACCACCGCCTCCGGATGAACCACTACCGCTACCGGACGAACCTTTATCTTTATTTGAACTGATTACTTTTAATTCATCAAATGCTCTGGTTGATTTCTTTGCTTCTTTTGCGGCTTTCTTTGTACCGTTTGCCGCGTTATTTGCCTCGTCCGCTACATTTCCATAGCTATCAGCTAAATCGTCCGTAATGCCTACGTCACTTGCTTCATACTTCCATCCGAATATTGAGCCGAGCGCGTCTGTTACCATCGTTGCAAACTGAATTACCTTTTGTAGAACCGCATTTAAAGTCTTTACAAGCGGTTTGAAAGCATTGATCAGAGCCCCACCAACAATGCCGGATAACTGTTGGAATGATTGCTTGAGGATTGTTACTTGGTTATGCCATGTCAATTATGTTATCGTAAAGGCTTTTTATCCTCTACTTCTTATGGTTTCCCATAAGTTCGGCGTACATTTTCAACCACAGTGTTGTGGTTGTCGGATACTCTTGGGGATGTTATATTCTATACTCTTTCCATAAGAAAAGAGCATAGGTTCAATCCCTACGCTCTACAATGTGCTATAACTTTTATTTTATAGCCTTATCTCGGTATTAGCTTATTGACTTACCAAAAATCAACTTAGCTTTCACCGATTTTACCCGATTTTTCATCGACATATTACTATGCCGCGCGACACATGAAACAAAAGTTTCGTTTATCGGCTGTTCTGGCAAAGTCCCCCTGTGCCGCAGCCGTGTTAGCCATAACATATTGGTATCTAAGCATGGCTTTTTCGGCTTGCGTCATTGTCTTAAAATTAGCTTCTATGCCTTGCGTAAGTGCCCATTCCTTAAGTGTTGCTTGGGTTAAATCTAAACCGTAAGTCCTTACATTTATACCCTCGGTTTCCCGATATTTATTAGGGGATTAGACTATCTCACAACCTCGTAAAAGGTCTCCGATACTTCGAGTGGTGCTAATCTCCACCCTACGGCTTTCGCCTAGTCGTTACACCTTCCTATTCTCATAGGCTCGGCTCGGTATTGCCCTCGTCTTTACGTTAGGGTTTTTACCGATAGCAAGAGAATCATTCTCTCACACCGCTTTTGCTTGCGTTCTTCGGATTATTCGTAATGCATTTCTGCATTAAGCCGCTAATGTCAACGGTCTGGTCTGTCCGGTAAAGATTGATTCCAAGTCCTCCGCTACGTCTGATTGTGCCACATCATAGAATGATGCCATGTCTGCGGTCAGCTTCGTGAGTTGTACAGACATATCTGCCATCTTGCCTTGCGGAAATCCCATAGCAACGCCCATTGCTTGAAATCGGCTTGCAAACTGTTTTACAGATAACTCGGACATACCGAATTTCTGAATTGAATCCGCGGCAAATTCATTTACAAGCGATTCATACTTTCCAAAGGTTGTACGAACTACGTTCTCAACCTCTGTCAGACTTGAAGATATGTCGATTGCATCCCTTATTTTTCCAAATCCTCGGAACAATAGGAAATATGATGCATACACTTTTCCTATTGCTGACGCAAGAGAAAATGACTTCTTGGTTGCACTAGAAGCGCCGGAAGTAAAACCACTAAACGAACTTGTGATGCTTCTAGCCGCAGTTCCTGCCGCTCCTCCTGTTCTTGCTAGCTTCGCAAGTGCATTTGTCATGTTGATAAGATTTTGACTTACCATAGGTGCTTTTGACAATTCTGCCATAAGCTGACGCATCGCAACCGCAAGTTTTGGTATGTTCTCGATAGCCTTTGTTGAGCTTGTATAACCAAGCTGTTTGATTCCTCCAGCTAATTCCGACAAGCCTTGCACCGATTTTGACATGTCAGAAAATGAGCTTACAGACTTTGAAATCTGTCGCATTGATCCGGCTGCTGCATTTATCTTTCCTGTGTCAATGTTGCTAAGCGTTTTAATGTTTCTTGCAAGAGTCGAGAATGACCTTGAATCAACACTCCGCATGGCACTCATTGAGTTTGACAATCGGTTTACTCCGGTTGATAACCGGTTAATTCCGCTAGAATCTATGCTTTGCAAGGATGATGATAATTTTCCAAGCCTTGTTATCAGCGCATCAATCTGTCCGTTAGCTTGCCTTGCCTGTGCTTGAATTTTGACCTCTAAGGTTTCTAATTCCAACAGTCACACCTCCTTTATTTAGTTTTAGAAAAGGGCGGTAGGATTTGACCCCTACCGCCCTTGAATTACTTTTTCAGTTTTCCCTTTTTCAGAAGAGAAAGCATCTTTGAATTTTCCTCTGACGTAAACTTAAAATTGGAAAATCCGTTCTTTTTTGCGATTTCCGCACGATGTTCTTTCGACGCATCATCTTCCCCAACCGCTTTTAATGCTTCTACGATTGAGTTTGAGTTTCCCTTATACTTCGGATAATACTTTTCTTTGCTTTTCTTTGCTCCGCTTACAACAATCACTGTATGACCTTTTGTGCGCGTCACAAGAATATCTCCGTTGCGAAGAATAAACCCGGCATGATAAGAACCCATATCATCAAACAGACCGGATTTCAGAATTACCGGTCGTTCATTAGATGTATTAAAATCTCCCACATCCTTACCGGATGCATAGATAATACAGGCACGTACAAGAGAAGAACAATCGCATTCCGTCTTGACTTTTGTGTTAATGCCATGTTTAATAACTCCGTAGCGTTCCGATTGGTCATAGCCGATATTTTTGTTGTCACACGCAATCTTCATAGCTTCAGCTAACTTCTCCGCAACCTTATTATCCTTTGCTCTTAACACATTCCATCCCTTAGAATGGTTATAAAACTTCTGCGTAGACACTTCTTGTCCGGTCTGATCTCCAGCTTTTCCACCAGAATAGCAATTTCCGTGTTCATCATGCCGCGCACTTCCGATAATTACTGCCATAGCAATACCTCTTTTCTTAAACTATCTTTGGCTTTGGTAAATGTGATTCCCTTGATTTAGCCGCCCATGCTTCTTCCGCTTTAAGCATTTCTCGTATATCTGCATCGGGATCGTCCGTATTATGCTTTTCGATAGAATCATAGCAAGTTTCTTTCACGTACTTGCTATTACCCTTGCCGAATGTCGCGTCTATTGCGGTCACAAGTGCTGACGTTGCATATCTGCCGAACCACATATACATTTCCATGTCGCGTTGCTTCCATTCTGCCTTATATGCATCTACATAAGGCTTAAGCAACTCTGGATTCATCATATCTATATCATCAACGGAAAATCCGTAGCCTTTCGTTACCATAAGGTAAAACGGACGGATTTCCGCAACGTAATATTCCCATGTTAATTCTTGGTCTTTGCCTTGGATGGGGTCTTTTTCTTCTCCTTCTCCTGCTCCTGTGCTTTCGCTATCGACTCCATCATCTGCGCTAAAAAACCGTTTGTCATCATTTCCTCCTGCATATCAGCAAATAAATCCATGCAGTTAATCTCGTTTGTATCAATCGCATCATAGAGAATGCTTGTTACCTTCTCAAACTGCTCATCGTAGCCATCGTTTGTGTTGTAATCATATCCAAACTCATCATTGTGATGCATCTGCAATCCAACAAGAAGCGTCTTAGGAAGTGTTTCAAGAAGAATATCTTCCATAGAAGAAATATCCTCCATGTCCTGTGTCTTCATAATATCCTGTAAGATATGTGCTTTTAATGATGGTCTTGTTGCGAACTGAATTGTATATTCTTTTCCACCTAATTTAACTTTCATGTTTTACCTTGCCTTTCTGCCCTATATTGGCAAGGGGCAGTGTTGCCACCGCCCCATTGTTGCTTATCTTATTGCTTCAAGTTCTGCTATCGACCGTTCATCCTCGCCTACCGGTGCGGTCGATTGCTCGTCCGATAGGCTTTTTACCCCACCACTGTTACGGTGAATGTTCCATCGTTGTTATCAACGACAGTCAGCTTATCTGTAACAAGCTCTGATGCTGTACTTGGAATAACTGTTACCGTCATTTCAAGGATTTCATCGTTTCCACCTACATCGTTAGGTGTGGCTGTTGCAGTTCCTACATATGCGTATTTCGCTACACCGCCGATACCGTCCGTTCCGTACAGATGGATAATATCAAGTTTTTTATCTCCATATCCATCCACCTTTGAAAGATATTCTTTTTCAAGGTTTCCTGTGATTTCTCTTGAATCAGAAGTCTTAATTCCTTTTTCAAAAGTCTGCTGGTCATCTTCCATTGTGGTTGACTCAACCGTGTTTGGCGGTGATGCAGGGCTTGGAACTGACTTAGCCGCGACCAAAAGATTGTATATTCCTGCAAAATCGGCCTGTTTTTCCGTGTGCTCTTTTACAATGACACGTGTTCTATAACTTGTTGATGCCATATTTTCTACTTCCTTTCTGCTTATAGCTGATCTAAATGCTCAACGTTTCCAATTACGCGAGTTGCGCGGAATGTAACCGTTCGCACTTGCTTGGAAATTGTTGAGACTGTATCTGATACTTCAAACATTTGTTGTTTAAAAAAAGACACCGCATATGCTGCGATGTCCTTAGTTGCTTTTCTTGAACCTTTGTTTGTAATTGTGATCTGAAATGTTGGGCGAATTGCGTTGATTGTCTTTGCTTCATTAGTTCGTCCGGCTTCTTTGCCACCGATTTGTCTGACTAAAAGCGTCGGGAATGTTGCAGTGCCGCCCGATTCTTCATCTTGCACCACATTAATTCCTCTTACCTTGCTTTCCATGTACGATTTCAAAAGGGAACATAAGGTATCTTCAAAATCAAGTGCCCAACTATTTAACTCATTTTCCACCGAATACCTCCCTTGCAATCTTTACATACTGTTGAATAATCTGTTGTTCCGCATTGTACATAGGCATTGTGGCTTTGATACCGTGGGTATAACGCCATGTTTCGGTCTTATCATCCCAATAGTACCAACCATCTTCAAAAGCGTGTATTTGCCCAGGATAAGTGCCGACACCGAATCCAAGTTCCGGTGCTTTGGGGTTTTCTTTGGAGTTATAAAAAATACCGGCTCCAAACTCTACCGCCAACAAAGTATAGAACGGTTCCCTATCTTCTGACATTACCGTTTTTCCGGTTGCAATCAGAATCGCGTTCGAGGTCATTAACTGTGGTGCTTTATCTACCCTTACCGTTATCGTGTTTCCTATTGGAGATTTCGATATTTGTTTTATTGCCACCGTCTGACCTTCCTGTGCAAGCCTAGAAACAAGCAAATCGCACTTAGCCTGTAAACTATCGCGGTACTGTTCTAATTTCTTTATAGCGTCTTGTATGGACTTAGTGGATAGTGTCATTGAAATAGGTTTCTTTTTCATGCAATCACCTACTTAATATTCTTCCGAAGAAGAAACAAATCCGTTGTCAGTCGTTCATCAGCAACGCCTTTTACGATGTAATCTGCGGTTTCTGAATCCACTAATCCATCATCAGTGCGCTTGACTTCCGAACGTTTCCACACCACATCACCGGCTTTCAGTGGCAAATATCCTTTATCCGTGACAAGCTGACAGTATGATGTACTATCATCAATTCCAAATTCTTTCACAAGGGCTTCCGACAGCTTATTGCTGATATTGGCTTGGAATGTCGTAGGTTCTGAAAACCCTTCAACTTCCTCGCCTTTTGGAATCTTGTTGCCTTCGGAATCTAAATAAGGTACAAAGTTTCCATCGGAATCCTTGTACCCTTCATAGACAATATCTCCATTTTCGTCAGTTTGTGGGATGAATACCCTCTGACCGGATTGCGAATACTTCATTTCCTGCTTGTTAATGTCAAGCATTGGTGTTTTCCTCCGGGATTCCGGCAACACTTGTCAGAAGTGATAACACTCCGGCAAGGACTGATGCAGAAAGAACATATTTCCAATCCACCGCGCCCATAAATGCCGCCGTTCCAATTCCGGCAACCGCCGCCTGTGCAACAGTCTTGATTGCTCGGATTCCGGCTTTCTTAGTCCAATCCTTCCAATTCCTCATGGCTCTTATCTCCTTTCCCTATATGAATCTCTTCAATCTCATGTTTCATTTTCGTAACCATTCCATTTCCACCTAGCGCATGGTACGCATCATACATCTCACAGAAATTTTGGTAGGCATATGACGGTATCTCTCCGATTCTAGTGTACTTTGCATGGTATTCAATAAGCTGGACGCGCAAAAGGAGCATTGTTCCTTTGCTGTTCGCATCCCTGCTTTTCTTTTGTTGCTTAAGAAGCCAAACTATATACCCAAGCACTATCGGAAGTGCCACAAGATAAGTTTGAATCAAAATACTTTTCATTTGAATCTCCTTTTGACGCACTGCCCACCACCGCTTAATGTGCGCCGCCTGCAACCATAATGGTCACGCTCAATCTTCTTTAATGCCCTATAGGCGATATTTACATAGCTTTAACAAACGGAAATACACCAGCAAAAAGGCTTTCACGGTCTTTCCATGTCCTGCTCACGCCGTTTTCGGAGAAACTTGCCATGTATGCTTCTCCTGCCTGTGACCGGTCGTACACTGCCAAATTGACCATAATGTTTTCATAGTTCTTAACATCACTGTCAATCTGGTCTTGCGTGTATGTGTCCGGATAGTTCCGTCTGCTGATAATCTCTTTTCTTGCCTGCTCTAAAAGCTGTTCAATCAAAGGGTTACATTCTTTTTCATCAAACACAACTTTATCGGACTTTTCTCCGGTCGTTTCGTCCTCTACCTCTTCTATATGAAATTGTTTTAAACGAATTTTTACTTGTTCGACAAGCGTGTATGACATAAGCGATCTCCTACAGATTAAATTTTGCAATCAGAATTTCTTTCAGTTCCGCACCGCTTGTTGCTTGTGCGTTTTCAATTCCCTGCTCTGCGGCAAGTTTCTGCAAGTCTGCGGTACTCATTCTGTTGATTTCGGTCTTTGTATATCCAACGGAAGATACCGGAGAATTACTCTCCGGCACCTCTTCTCCTGCGTTGTACCATTTACCATTATGAATCACTATATATGGATATTTCATAGTTGCACCCCCCTACTCTTCGCTATGAACCTCATATACAAATGTGCTATCCATATTCTCGTATGATGGAAGTACAACCTCAGATGCAAATGTTGACATCTTCATAGGTGGTCCATACTCTGTCTTTGTAGCGACTGTAATACCTACACCATATGTTGTTACATCAACATCAGCTACCTGTCTTGCAGTTCTTTCTTCCGGTGTAGTGCCAAACCAAGTGCTTCCAAGGCTGCCTTCTGGAAGAAGTGTAACCTTGTTATCCGGGTAGAAGTACTGCTCTTTGCCATCATCATCAATGTACATCTTATCGTAAAGTACGATAGTGAGCTTCGCCCTCTTCTGTACCACCGAAATAACAGTATCATCGTCAACCTCAATAGTTGCTGTAAGGTTCTGTGCAAGAATTGAGTTTCTTATTTGTGCATTGTCAAGCAGATATTGGAATGTATTGCTGTTCATAAGTGCGTATCTAGCAATCTTACCCTGCTTCTGTAACTTCTTTCTTGCATTGTTAAGGTCTGTAAGTGGCTTTGAATTAGCTGTATCGCTCCACATGCTTGTGCCGGATAACTTTGCGTAATGGTCTTTTGCGTATGAGCCATCCTTATCGTAATCATAAGCGTACTGAACGCCATCACTTACAATAGCAATTACCGGATGACCTGCATTTGTAGAAAGAAGTGACATTCTCATGCGCTCCGGTACAACTTCTGCGCCGCTTACGAGGTTGTTAGTGTCGTCATATACACTTGATAAAGCACTTGCAAGGTAAGGGTCGTCTTCTGATTGAATACGCTCGATTTCAAGCATTTCCTCTTCACCAACTGTCATTCCCTCGCGGAAAAATGCCATCTTTGTTTTTTCCTTACTTAATCCGCCTCTAGCTCTAAGAGTTGGGATTGTGTCAAAATTAGATGGCGCAAGTGAAACCGGCAAACCCTTGTGTGTCTTAATCCAACTTAAATCAAGTCCCTGCTTCTTTCTTTCTGGAAACCACTGTAAACCAAGATAAGGTATCTGATTACTAGCGTTTTCTGTTGCCGATAATGCGATAGACTTACTGTCTAATACTTCATTAATTAACATCTATTTACCTCCTGTTATTATTCAAATACAATCATTGGAAGAGCTGTCTTAACTTCTGCGTCATATGTAACGCCGGAATGCGCTTCTGCTACTTTCGTGTTAAGATATGCTTTCTTAAGCAGCACTCCTTGTGGCCTGTCCTCTGTTACATCAAATCTCAAAATACCCACTACCGTAGCCGTATTGTCAGCCTTGCCATTTGCTCCGATTGGAGTACCTGCTTTGACAATCTTCTTGCCCTGTGCGTTTTTAGTTGTCACGCCATCAAAATCAAGTGTTAATGGGATTGCTTCATTAGGCTCTCTCTTTAAAATCTGAACATCTCCTGCGTATAAAGTCTTTTCATACTGCATATTCATTTCCTTTGCCATTTCTTACCTCCTGTTATTGCTGAATGTAATGTGATAAAACGTCATTGTTCTTAGGTGCGTTAGATATAAGGCTTTCTGCTATCTTTTCAGCATTTGTCTTATTATCTGTACCGGCTTTATCGCCGCCAGCCGTTCCACCGCCCGGATTCGTACTTCCATTTGCAATCTCCTGCTCCTTGGCTTGTGCTGCGGCGGTCTCTTTTTCAGAGATAATCTTTCCAAGAACGTCATAATCAAAGCTGCCATCGTCTTTTACGATCTGTGCTGCCTGCTCTGCAGTAACATTAAATTTAGATGCGGCATTGGCTCTCTGCGTGGCTATTGCCTGCGCTTTTTCAAGTTCCGCGATCCTAGCATTTGCTTTTTCAAGGTTCTTGTTAGCCTGCTCAACTTCCGTAAGCTTTCCCTGTTCGATATCATCAAGCTGCTTCTGCAACTCTTCAGCTTTGTCAGCCTTTGTCTTGTACTCGTCAACCTTTGCTTTGGCTTTCTGTACGGAACTTCCGTAATCTGCCATGATCTTGTCCGCGTTTTCCTCGCTTAATCCCATAGCAATCAGGTCTTCTCTTTTCATCCATTACCTCCGATATGTCATACGAATTTTTATACGGTGCAACGACACCGAACGACATTATTGATTTTTACGCTCACAACTTTGCGAATTTTTATAAAATAAAAACAGCCGCCGGTTACTCGGTGACTGTTTTATCTTTGTTTGTCTGGCTCTGTGTGCCATCTGTATTCATTTTATTTATCAATTCTTGTGCTTTCTGTTCCTGCGCTTCTACATCATCAATGGTTTTCCACAGATTATCCAAGTATGGCTTTGACAACAGGAATGTCTTTTCCGCATCTCCCCAAAGCCCAACAGATTTAATTGCCACAAGCGGATGAATACCGGCTTGTAAAAGCTGATATAATGTCTGTGACTTGGTATACATATTGTCTTGCGGGCTATGGTTAATCTGAACATCAAAGTCGCGCAAACTCAATCCTAAATCGTGATCCTGTATACGAATCACATTCAAAACAACTTTCGCAAGTCTTTTTTCAGCCGACTTTACAATTGGGTCTTTCAGTTTTGCTCTCGACTTTGAAAAGTCCCATCCGTTTCTAAGTTCAACCGCTCCCTGTGTATCTCCACCGGAATTATTGTTGTTCTTATTCGGTATGGCAAGAATGGACTGTGCATTATCCCACAGATCATCCTTTGCAACTTGGCACTCTGTCTGATTCAACTCTTGTGTCATAATGTCAACATCTGATTTATTATCTTTGTTGATAGACTTAACTGTAAGAGCGTGATTCATTTTCATTTTTTCAAATGTTTCTTCATCAACCTCGCAATTTACGAATTTTACCCAAAACTGAACAAATTGCTCAACGCCATCCATTCGGTTTGACTGCATTGTATTGATTGCATCCAATAATCCGATCACAAGCTCAATATCAGAAATGCGTTCATGGTTGTTCGGAAACTCAACAATCGGGATTCCGCCAAAGCCATGTAGTTTCCAATCTCGAACCTCTCCATTTACAATCTTGCACTCGTAACAGTCCGTGTAGCAGAGTTTATACATCTGCCCATCGGCATCTTTAAGCTCTTGGATTGCTAAAAGTGGTTCTTCTGTGGATTGACTGTAGATAACAAACGTATTCATTGGTGTCGGTGCTACAATTCTAAATGGTATATCTCCATTTTTTGCAATCTGTACCGCCTTAAATGACGTTCCGGTTGCTGATTGCCACTCTCCTGCCTTAATGTCCTTTTCCTGCTTATTAGCATCGGTCAGATAATCGTTAAATTCATCAACCGCATTATTTATCCGATCATCATCTTTCCTGCTAATAAGCTGAATTGGCTCACCGTAAGTCTGACCAACCTTGAATTGAACAATTTCATAGGCATGGTTTTCAGATACCTTATTGGTTATATCCGCATTCTGTATCTTTGTCCGGTACAATACCGGCTGATCGCCTTTGTAATAGTTCCATAGATACCGGATAATCGTCTTGTTGAAATAAAATGCTCCAATGCAGTTTCCCACAACCTTTATAATGTTGTCTGCCGTAATGGTTTCAACATCCGTATATGCAATTTTTCTTCCGTATCCGCCTTTTACAAGGTCATGGAAATACTGTTTGTTCATATAAACAACACTCCGCTACTGCATTCTCTCTTCCGAATTGGCTTAGTCTCAATCTTTCCGGTCGCAACTCGATAAATAACAAGATGGTTGCACTTTTTACATCTGCATGGGTGATCTATTGTTGACTTCCCATCGTAATGACCGGCTATTCGTCCACAATCTGGACAATATATTGTTACCTTTTTCATAAATCCTCTTTTCTGCACAACAAAAGAACCGCCATTTCTGACGGTTCCTTACGAAAGGGTGATATTGAAACGAACTACTTGATCTTTTACTCTTTTAGTGTAACACACAAGTTTTAGGAAATGTTATGAATCATAGTGAACTTTAGTGAACTTTAGTGTTATCCCCGAGATATAATGCACCGAATTTTGTTTCAAATTCTCTTAAAGCCTTTTTGCGAAGCTTCATGGCATTTCTGTATGAGCAATCCATATCAACAGAAATCACGTTCCAATCCTTGCCATCAATGTAATGCGCGGCTAGGACGATATACACATCCGTATCCTCCATACTGTCAATCTGCCCTATAATCTCCCTACGTTTTGTAACAAGTCCTTCAACAAGGACGTTGATTTCATTCTGCAGGTCTACGATTTTTGCGACCGCGCTTCCTAACTTGTCTTGATCTCCGGAAGATTGAACATCAACTTCTTTTGGGGACACCGATATGGAAGTTGCCATATCCGACAATCGCTTGATTTCCGACAATTTATTCTTGATTGCATGGTCAGTTCTACTGATCTGTGATAAATATTCATTGGTTGTCATGGCTAATACCCCCTTCTGAATGGATTTGCCGTTGCTTCTACTTTTGCTACTCTATTTCCTTTTGTCATTCGTAAAGCAAAGTTTGAAAATACATCTGGTACATCATCTAACTGTTTCTTTCCGGAAACCGAATACTGCTTTAACAATGACATCATTACTCCATATGGTTCTTTAGGCGTGTACTTGGAAGAATCCTTGAATATGACGTGTTGTAATATCCAAGACGAACACTGAAAAATCCTCGCTTCCTTGTTGGTCTCGGTTGGCATATCAGTTATATTACATATCCAGCCTTTGCCCTCGACACGCTTATTTACTTCCATAGCCACGCGATCGCCGCCGGCATTACGCTCAAACTCGCATTCCTGCACTTTGTTATTCACAAGGACATTTGCGGCGTTCTCGTACTGCATTTCATAGTCTGCAGTATTGTCGCAAACACAATCAACGCAATAGTAATCTTCTCCATACTTTTGCAGTATCGGCATAACGAAATAGTCAGTTCCTTTTCCTTTGGTGTCGCATTGTCCGGTAATAATCTCCGGTTCTCCGTGTGGAAGATTGAGAAACCTACGGATTTTATCGTCAGGAAACAACAATCCTTCACGCTCAATAGGCTCCTGCTTATAAAGGCACTTATACGAGATTTCATCCATCAATAATTGCTGATCTTGAAAGAATTCGACCGTAAATCCGCTATATTCATAATCAAAATTGCTTTCTCCGGTATTGGGATCAATATCCGGTACTGCAATAACCTTAACCCTTGGATTTCCTGCATACATATTTTGAATGCGCCCGATAACATCATTAACACTCCATCTTGTCGCAATATGGATTTCCTTGCAGTTATGTCCGTCTGTATCTTGGATTTTTCTCTGTCTGGCATCTACCGCGTATTTATTCCACAACTTGTCAAGGATCGTGGGATTTAACGCTTCTTCGATTCCTCCGATCATATCATCGACAAGAAGAAACTTTGATGCACGAACCTTACCGGCATTCTTACTTCCCACGGATGTACATTGAACCGATGGGAACGGTTTGTACTTTCCAACATTAAACTGCTCCATCTTCGCGTCCGTTCTTGTTACAGACAAATTTGGAAATACCTCGTTCCACGCATATTCATCCGGATTCGTTACAATTTCAATCATTCCATCGTAGTACATTCGCGTAATATCTCCGCTATGCGAATAAAACAAATTGAAATCATTTGGAAACCAACCTATGATAGCTGCGTTGAAAAACTTCTCGATCGTAGTTTTTCCTGCGCCGGGGATAAGTGATATGCAAAGAATATCGTATCTATCATCAATCATCCCTTGTAAGGCATCGACAAGACCAATTTTCAAGAAACATTTCCGTCTCGGCATATAAAACCGTTCTTTTGGCACTCTTTTCTTCTCGATGTACCGGAAAAAGCTATCAACAACTTTATTTTGCGCTTCAAGAAGCAAAGCTTCGTAGTATTTATCAAGAAATCTGTACGATGTTTTTGTTTCAAACACAAGTTTCTCGATTTCCCACATATCAGATATGCCTATATCGCTCTTACAAGCACTCTCAATCAGTTCTTTTGCCCTAGACGTACATTTAAGCAATACGTCACGGTTTTTTGCTTTATCAGCCATTCTGCACGTTTCTAAGTATGCATCAATTACATTCTCATCAACGCCATTCCGCTTAATGTAATTCTCGCAATCTTGTATCAACGATTCAATTTCTGAAATCAAAAAAGCACCTCCGCAAAAGCAGAAGTGCCTTAAGACCTCTGCCAATAATTTTTGTTGGGTAGCGACTAACTCCGTTTGTTAGCCGGTAATATATTTATTCGCATTCTAAAAGTCTGTCTTCTACAAATTGTTCTAATACGCTAAAGCCTTTTGGCTTTTCAATTCCTTTTCTTGCAAGTTCTGCAACTATTGTTTCCATTTCTTCTTTTACTCCTTGATAAGCAATTTTCATTCCGGATTTCATTTCGTCCATTTGTTTTCCTTTCCGCTGATAATCAGCAACTAAACATTTACTAATTTATCTACATACCTTGTCATTTCAATTGTTGTTCCGTTTTCATCTTTTGTACTAACACAAACATGCTTGTCATCATGGCTTATCATATCTGTAAGTCTAATTTCTGTTTCATCATCTTTAAAATTGTAGCATTTTCGCATTTCTTCAATGCAATTATTCATTTCTGTTATTTTCATAATCTTGCCCCCTAAATTCTTGCAACTACGTGTTCTTTTTCAAAATCTTTTTTGCCTTCATCGTAGATAGCTGAACCATTTTTATCAGTTTTCAGTTTATCAAATTCACAAGCAACCTTTATGCCATCCTTGTTACTGCATTCTGCGCGATAGTCAATAACACATACTTTCTTCTGCCATTTTCCATTGGCATAAATCTTTGTGTAACCGCCTTTTCTAGTTTTGATTATAATTTTTGAACGTGTTTTCTTCATTTCCAATGCACCCTGAACCCTTTCTCCTCATATGCTTTCACGGCTTTATTTAGGCTATCAGAGTCTTCATATTTCTCATACAATAAAATTATCGCATCATCCTTTTCGATCGCGTATATGTTGCAATCCGCAAGTCTCTTGGCTGATTCTAAAACCGCTTTTGATTGCCACCGTGTCATTTCGTAGATGCGACTGCCGATATTAACAATCATTCTTCCACCAACTTTCTACCGCAGATAGGGCAATAGGCTATTTTCATTACCATTTCAACATTCATATCTTTACTGCTACACACCGCAAAGGGTGGACATTTATTCAAGTCGCATGTAATTACAGGTTTATTTGACAACTTATCAATCTTAAATTTTCCATAATGTGTTATGATAGGAAATTTTTCCTCGCAAAATTCACACATATTACACCTCAATCAAAGTAAATTTTCTTATTTCTCTCGGAATCTCACGATGCAAAATGCCATTTGTATCATAATATGGTTCGCATAATAGATGATTATGTTCTACATTTCCTAGATACACTTTGCTTGTTCTTCCGCCAATCGTGATTTCTCCGAAGAACATTTCCCCTATTTCAGCCTTGAATCCGCTTACATCATATGGAGTTTTGCAATAAGGACACACCTTTTTATCAGTTTCAATTGGTGCGCCGCAATTCACTCAGCTTGTCATAATTCACACCCCAATCATAGCAAAAAATCGGAATCCTCGTGAGATTCCGTGTCTTTTGTGTGATATAAATATTCCACAATGTTTTTATCATACTTACACACCATTTTGCGTAAATATCAACCTCGAATAGCGACACAGGGAATCGAACCCTGTCAGATCAAACCATGCCAACCGCTTTCAAATCTGCAATTTCTAATCACGGAAGGGTTTTCTGTTTCCAATAATACCGCTACCATCCATAAGTCTCCCATCGACCGGAACTATTGCAGTAGCACCCGACTAAGCGGAGATAAAGATAAACGCAGATACAAGGACTCGAACCTTGACAGCATTTCTGCTGGATAGCTTAGCAAGCTACTGGAATACCATTATCCCATATCTGCAAATAATTTATTGGCAGGACTTAGCAGCGCATTTTCTGTACCGCCCATTTAATCAAGCCTTGTCGCCTACTTGAACCAATAATTAGCTGGGATAGTGGGGATCGAACCCACGGCATTCTGATTAACAGTCAGACGTTCTACCTCTGAACTATATCCCAATAACCGCCGTTAAGCGGTTAGCAATATGTTTTACGTGCTATGCATTGCACTATCTCGGGCACCGTGGGATAGATGCCCGAATCATAGTTGACTGCTATATGGATTGCACGTCTGCAAATTACGGAACGAATACCGCTCAACACCATATAGTCTTACATCAAAGACCTACCGGACGGTCTCGCACCGTCCTTAACAGAATCGTCCTAGTAGGCGGAGGACTCCGGATAGCATAAAAAGTAATGCCTACACAGAGTCAGAAACGTCCGTATGCAAACGATAACAGACGAACTGGGTTAGCCGGACTCGAACCGGCAAATGCAGGAATCAAAATCCTGTGCCTTACCACTTGGCAATAGCCCAATGTTTTTTCGTCCGCGAACATGATTCAAGCGCCAACGCCCAACTGCCAAGAATCATTGTCCGCGGACTTAAGCTATACCGGATGCTCTGATTTCTCGCTCTGGTGCTCGGCGTCACTATCCAGATTGAGTAAATCTCCGGTGCTGTCCGGTTCCTTTGATTTTGTTATATGTATTCTTTCGACCACACTCAAAAATTGCGGCAGAAAGCAAATACCAAATATCGGATCATAAATTACCATGTATTAACTCCACATCAAAAGTATGTTAGAACCAATCAGCAGGGAAAGAGAAATAAAACCAACTGTTTGCGCTTTGTTTTCTCGTTCTGTTATCGCAAAACTTAAAAGTAATGCGATCAGCAAAAAATCGAGCGTTGATATAATTGTTTTGATAATATCCATCTTTTACACCTCCGGCATATAATAAGCAACCTATATAACGTTCTTTTCAATCATCTCTCTAAGCACTTCTTGTGCGCGTTCATGCGACTCGTATTTTCCAATCTCAACGTCTCTTCCGTCAATGTGAAGATATATGTATTCTCCCCTTTGTGCAATAACGTGTGAATCGAAATCGAAAACAAAATCTCTTTTCTGCGAAACTACTGTCATTCTGTATCTCCCACATAAACTCTTAATGTTCCATCAGCATTGTACAGTGGAGTAATCCCTCCATCGTAACGCGCTTGATAATACATGACACCAGTATCCGGATCGACAATCACTCCACCACCATCCATATTTGTTTTATCCACCATAGATTCCGTTTTGTTATCAGCCGACCCGCATCCAGCAATTCCAAGTGCAAGTGCTGCGCAAAGAAAAATCGCTAATACTTTCATCTTCATTTCTTTCCCTCCCATTCATCGCATACATGGTTGAATTCTACGAAGTCTGCAGTATAGTCACTTGAATCATTCACGCATACATAACCTTGCATCTTGTCGTATGTAGCATATTTGCAAGTGCCACAACAATCATTCTTCGGTTGTCTGCAATATCGTTCGTCATAACGCATATCTATACATCACCCATCGCTCTATTATTTGCTCTGCTTATATCAAAGCCTTCCGGGTAACGCGCCTTAAGCTTGTCCACGTTCATTTTCATGATTTCATCAAGGCTCCATCCGAAGGATTCACAAAGCATTGCAAGATACCAACAAATATCGCCAGCTTCTTTCTTAGCATGGTCAATATCAAGCGGCTTCTCATGGAAAATCCACTTTTTGATTATGTCGTTAAATTCTCCAACTTCACCGGATAATCCGAGGCAAGCGTTAAAGATGCCGCCAAAATCAAGATGCTGTTCGTCTTCTGCAATCAAATTTTGCTGTAGCAGATATTTCATGTCGCACGTTAACATATTTTCAAGCATTCTGTCTGTTGCTTTGCGATCATTTGTCCGCATGGCTAATGACTGATACTCATTTCCGGTCATACAACAATACCCTCCATTTTACAATCAGGTTATTATTTTCGTTAATCTCTAGTGGAATTTCTGCTACGAATGTAGCCTTTATCTCAAAGTGAATAAGAACTGTGTTCTTGATATTAATTCTAGCCTATAAGTGAAATTAAGTCTAGTGTTTTTTGAATATCCGTAATATTGCGTATCTTATGGGTTCTACTGTGGTGAGTGAAAGGCGCTTTTTGTTTTTGCGGTTATTTGGGGGGCTTAGCAGGCGCGGTTTTCGGATTCCATCAGACCCCCTCCCCCATGCATCCAGCGGTCATTGTCAGCAGCTTTTCTGTTGCTCCATTGTCTTTCTGTCTCGGTTCTTGGAATTGTGTGTAAATCTCAAACACTTAACACAACTTCAAAGTTTTTGTTATAACTATTCGCATAACCTCAGGTTTACGAATAGTTGCGAATAACTGAAATCGCTACATCCATTGGTATTACTGCATTTGTAAATTGTAGAATAACCACGCACAATTTACGGTGCATTTTCTTGATTATTCTCGTTTAATTGTGTGCCGATTTGGTGCAATTCCGAGCCGCTTTTCTTAGCCAACAACGCGCGTACATCGTTGGCGGTGAGTTCCTTGTCAGTGCTTCTCTCCCTGCTCACTCCCGGCATATTCCATTGATAGTGACGATTGAGGACTCCAAGAACTCCAACAGGATTTTGTTTTCCGGTCACCAGCTTATCGCTTAAGGATTCCTCGCGAAAAGTGTACAATTTTTGGAAAATCTCTACGCTTACCGGACTTAGTGTTCCCCTCGTGCCGTTCCCCCAACTCGATATAGCGTCTATGCTTATACCTGTAAGATTACTAAATCCGCAAATACTTATCTCCTTATCGTTGGTAAAGCATAAGTCTATGTATATATCACATATCTCATTTACTAGATCATAGTTGTATGCGTTAAATGTACTGCATATACTTCCAAGATCTGTATTGTTATCAGTCCTCAACATACTGTTATCTTGGAATACATGGCGCTTTATATATCTTAATGCTCCATTCCATACGCTTTGGCTTTCCTGCTTAATACTGTCAATGTTATGTTCTTCACAGTAGAGCTGTAAATACATGACAATGTCATTCTCATATACTTCTACACTGTTTGTATTTACTGTACTATCTGCCATATATCTACACCTCCAATCCTTGATATATTTTACGCTACACTATTTTTGCATCTAAATCAAGTTATTTTTTCTTCCGGCAATAATAAAGCCGTATATAATATATATCCGCTTATGCGTGCGGTGTTAAATATCTATACATCGTTATGTCTTGGCTATATTTAATATATATATTTATACAAAGCGATAGAGAGTATATATCTTACTCTTTCTCTATACTCTATCTCTGTGTCACACTTCCGCACAATGTGACGCTATCAATTAAAAAAAGACATAGAAAAGAGTCGGAGAAACCCGAATAAAATATCCTTGTTTATAAAAATTTAATAAAAGTTTTATTCTTACTTTATGGTTTCTTGGGGATTTTTTGGAGTTTCAAAAAAGATATGCCCGGACGCGTTGTTTATTTTGGACATGGCAAAAAGAAAAAGACAGCCGGAAAAGCTGCCCTTTGTTTGTGAATTATCTTTTATCTGTTATATATATGCCCTAAATACTCTTTTGGGTACCTTCTAACTCTATTCATGTGTATCTGTATGATAGTTTCTGCCGCTTCCCTTAATTCTGGATAAAACGATACAACCTCCATGATATACTCTGGCGCGTGTCCGGTATCGCGCTTATAGAAAACTCTATAATCATCAACATTATAATCATCCCCAATATCCAACAATATCTTGTGGTACAGTTCCTTTCTGCTGATCCCATAGGCACTACAAATCTGCTTAAATAGAGGTTCATGGTCTTTCATCCAAGTGTTAGCCAACGATGGATAATGACCTTCATGCGGTTGCGGTACATCACTTCGATTTATCACTTCGTTTTGCAACTTTCCACAATTGAAATATGAGCTTACAAGTCTTCTTTGCACTTTCCAAGACAAATCATCATGGAATGACTTTACAAGCATTAAATATCCTGTTTCTGTAAATAAAAAGACTTTCAAATTCGGGTTCCCTTTTAACGGTTCGGAATTAGGGACGAAATTCGTCCCGAACTCTTTTCTTGTTAATTCAAAGTAATCTTCGTTCAAAATAAAATGTTTTCTATTTTGTTTAAAACTACGCTTTGCCGTTCCGTTAGGTCTTTGATGTACTCTGTCTATATCATTAAAAGTTACAACCCTTTGAGAATCCCAAACTTTGATTGCTGGAATTTCCAATTTTTCTAATTCCTCCATTGCTTTCTCCTTTCTCTTTAGTTTTTGAACAAATCATTTCCGTTTTACCAAAAAATTACTTATTTTCTAAGCTGTTTAAATCTTTTACAACCAATTCAGAAACATAAGCATTACAACTTTTTCCGGTCAATACTTTTATCCTGTTTTTTGTCCCCTTTGGTAAATTAACTGCTATTCTGTCAAACTTGTTATTGTAATTCTGAATAGCTTTCTTTGTATACTCTGGAGTTTTTGCCATTGTCTCACCTCTTTTAATATTCAATTTATATAAACATATTATCAATTATCGTGTATATGTCAATAGTCTATTTTCATGTATTTTAATTATTTTTATATTCCATAATATCGCCCGGCTGACAATTTAGCAGTCTGCATAGATTACATATAACCTCACAAGTTACATTTTCATTTTTTGTCAGCTTTGCCACTGTATTAGAATGGATTCCGTTATTCTTTAACCACTGCTTATTGTATTCCTTTTTTTCTAAGACATTCCACAGCTTGGAAAAGTCAATATATCCGTTTGCACCATAATTCGCCATGCGTCACACCTCTTTTCTTTTTATATATGATAA